TTTTTTTTTGAAGGAGAACTTGATGAAGAAAACATATTTGGATAAATATTTCTACGATATTGTAAACCTAGACGACCACCGCTATTCTATTGTAATTGACCCAATCGGAGACCAAGAGTCAACAGATCTATTGTTACGTCTTGGTACTACTAACAATTTCGCGTCCATTGAAGGTATGGGCATTAAGGTGACTAACCACACAACCCTTGCTTCCGAACGAAATCCTGGAAAACTATCAATCGAATTCGAAGCATATTCACTTTAAAAATTTTACCACCTACTATATAGAAAGGAGACCCCTTGGAGTACTTGGTGTACGATGAGAGCACATGAGTAATTGCAAGGCGCTGGTTTGATTCCAGCAGGAAACAAGGAAAGTCTACTTTCATTTTTTTTTTTTGAAAAGGAGAACATATGACTGAAACTAACTACAACGACATTCAAGCTACGAATGTTGCTAAGCCTCAAGAAGCTACGCCCAACGATGGAAAAGTTGATGTGGCTCAGCGTCAACCGAAGAAAGCACTTGTTAGCTCTTCTACCGAACCACTCAAGCCAAGCCTGATGACTCGATTGGTTAAAGGTCTTATTGGGCCTAATGGTGTACGTGCTATTTTTGGGTATCTTGGTCGTGAGGTTATTGTGCCTGCGATTAAAGATACGGTTGTAAACTCAATCACAACAGGTGTGAATATGGCTGCTTATGGTGAAGACCGTGGTCGATATAATAACTCACCTGGTTGGAATAATCCTATGCGTAGTAGCGGTGTTCAAGGTAGTCGTACCTATACAAACTACTCAAGCGCATATCACCCAACAAGCGTTATTGAACCACAACCTGTAAACAATCCTGGCCGTGTCAAGGAAATCTACCTGTTCACCCACAATGACGCTAAGGTTGTCTTAGACAGTCTTAATAGCGATATCATGAACTACGGCTATGCTCGTCTTGCTGACTACTACGATTACGCTGGTCAGCCTAGCACAAATTATACGGACAACTCTTATGGTTGGAGAAACCTCAATAGTGTCCGTATCATTCCTGTCCGCGGTAAATACACACTTGCTTTGCCGCCTGTAGAAGTTATTTAAGAAAAGGAGTCTATCATGGAAGTTATTATTAATATTTTATTGGGTATTTGTGTTGTTTGGACTATCGTATCGGTTTTATTTTTATTGTTTTTAAATAGACCTTCTGTTAAAAAAAAACATATCAGCGAATATATTGCAAATAAAATGGCTGATAGTATTTCAGATATTGTATATGGCGAAAATCGTGTAAATCGTAAAATCACAAACCATACTTATCGTTAATTAAAAGGAGAAAATACAATGAACAAGAAATTTTTACTTAATGCTGTTAAAATCGTCGCTTTTGGTGTAGTACCATTTATGGTTGAAAACGGAAAGAAAGCCCTGGACAAAGCGTTAGAAGCTACTGAGAAGATGGCTAAGGAGGATTAATATGTTAAGTCTGATTTTAACTATTTTATTCTTCGCCCTACTTGGGTTTATCGCATACATTATTATTAAGTTTGCGTTTGTTATTGGTTTATTCAGTGTTGTATGCTGGATTATGGATAAGTTATTTAAATAAAAAGGAGTATTTTAAATTATGGCTAAATGGAATTTGGAAACATTTAAGGAAAACATGGAAGTTCTTGCGTTCAATTACAAGAAGAAAGAACCTCTTATCATGGTTGCCGCTGGACTTGTTGGTTTCGGTGTTACTGCTATCCTTGCATATAAGGCGAAAGACAAGATCAACACTATTGTTGAAGATGTTGAATATCTGCGTGAAAATGATATGCCGGTACCTATTGGTGACACAATCCTACGTACAACCAAAGCCCTTGCCCCTGCTATCACTGCTGGTGCTTTATCTACCGCTGCTATCCTTCGCTCATACCATGTCTTGACTGGACGTAACGCATTACTTGCTTCTGCACTTGCTACAGCTACTCAGGCTAACCATCGTCTGCGTAAGCAAATTCGGGAACAATATCCTGATGATCCTAACGCTCAATTTATCGGTGAGCGCCAAGAAACCCTAGCTGGCCCTGAAGAAGAAGGCAAGGAAAATCCTAAGAAAGTTACAACCGTAGCTGCTGACGAATGCCAATGGATGGAATATACTCTATTCAACAAATCCGCTGAATTTGCTAAAGACGATTTGAACTACAACCAAATGTTTATTGCGTCTATTGATAACGCTCTATCTGAAAAACTTCGTCGTCAAGGCTTCCTGACCCTGACAACTGTATATGACGCACTTAAGATCCCCCTCACTCGTCCACAACGTCGTGCTGGCTCTGAGCTTGGCTGGACTGACCATGACTTATTTGCACTGGACACTCACGTTGTTATGGTGCGTGATGAAAACGGCTACGCATATCCTGTACCTGTAGTCGAATTCGAACCTGTCCGCGATATTACATCAAGCGTAGACTATGCTAGTGATATTTCTGACTACTTTATCTAAAAGGAGAACCAACATGAAAACATCTGACATCATCAAAATTGGCGCTGGCATTTTCGGGATTATCAATCTCGGATATGTCGGCTATTCTTTAGTTAAGAACTACAAGGATTATAAGAACCAAACAGGTGCTTATGCGCCTGAACAAGAAGAAGTTACTTCACAAATCGACTTGTTTGACGGCATGGAAGCTGGGCTTGAAGAAGTTGAGCCTGAAGTCGTAGTTGAAAAGAAACCTAAACGTAAGGTTAAAAAATCTGTTTGGATCGGCGTAGGACTGTTGTCTGTAGCTGTTATCGGTGGATACTGCTATGGATACAAATCTGCTTGGCGTAAAGGACAAGGTCTGCTTAAGGAAGAAGAACTCAAATACGATCTTCTTGGTGTTGAGTATGATGATCTTAAAGCACACCTTTCAGATACTATTGAAAAATACGAAACAACTGTTGAAAAGGTTTCATCTAACGCTCTTGATATGCTGCTCCCTGACCAACTTGAAACACGCTGGATTACCGTGAACGATGAAGGTTATGCGCATTCCAACTACACACCTAAGGTTACTGACGACCATTCCGCTGAAGATATCGCCGAGGCTGTCAAATCCACATGGGAAAAACTCTACGAGCCCGTGGTAGTTGTGCCTGCTGTTGAAGAAGCTTAATCTTATTTAGGATATAGAGAGTAAAGGACTAGGCCGGACAACTTCGAGATTCCCGGTCTTCCACTGTATCCTCAGGAGGTATATTATGAGTGATATTACAATCGGGCTACAAAGTCAAGAAAAGGTTGTTCTTAATTACGATGAGGACAATGATAAATTCTCAGTTGCGGTTGAGGATAATTATGACTCAACGATGAGTGTAGAATTAACAGAAGAAGAACTTAATATGGTGAAGGGTTGTATCCAAGCCATTCTTGAAAGGAAATAATATGAATAAGGAAAAAGTAATTCTTTATACCGGTGTAGGTCTTACAATGGCCGGACTAGGTTACTTCATATTTAAACTAGTAAAGGAAGCGCAACGGCAAATCGCTGAAATTAAAGAAGAAGCCGAACGCGAAAAGGACGAACTTAAGGATATTATCGCCAATAAAGACGTCCAACTAGAACTTATGGAAGAAAACCTGTCCCAGCTAACATCTGGCACAATTGACGAAAACTGGGCTATTGCAGAAGCACAAATCGCTCAGGAAAACGCTGAACTTGAAGAAATGCGTGCTCGTCAACAACGTAACATTTTCACAGACAATCCGGAGGCTGCCGATATTCACTCTCCCAGTGAGGAAGAAGATTATCATGCAGGCGCTCAACAAACAGCAGAAGAAGAAGTTGTTCACCACAATGTCTGGCAGGAAAACGAATACTTTAATATAGGAGAAGCTGATATCCCGTATTTCATCATCGAATCAGCTAAAGAATTGAAAGGAAATGAAGGACAATCCATGCGACACGACACAGACCCTAACAGTGTAGCGGCCTGGGAACAATACAAAGCCGTAATGATTAGCGAGCTTTACGATGACGGCCCTACTGTAGCAAATGATACTTCCAACCGTTATAACTTAGGTATCCTTGTTACTACATCTAATCTTGATGCGATTATTGACCGCTTCTCACAACTGCTTGAAGTGAACGACACAAAGGTTGTACAACCATACAATGCGTTTGACAACAACATCTTTGAGGAAGTTTACGAACGCCGTGAAGATTTCTTCGGCCCAGACGCATATTACTCAACAACACAATTCCCAGTATCCTTCGGTGAAATCCTGTACGAATTCGCTCAGAAATTTGTAGGCGATACTGAAGCAGGAACTCCGCTTGCATTTATTACATATATGATGCATGAGTCTGGTATCCTTGACTGTGAAAATATTGAACAACAACTTCTTGTGATCTCGAAGGTTATGGAGCACCGCAACGTTCAAAATATAGGAAACGGTATGAAGAAGCTTGGTATGTTCGGTCGTGTGGTAGACTCAGGTGTTGCTGAACTTACTGGACACGAAATCCGCCTGTTTACAGAATACAACGAATTCATTGGCCGCGCTTCAACATTCGAAGAAGAATGGAAAGCGCAAAACGGCTTCGACGATGACGACGAATTCTAAGGCGGTGCTGTATGGAAAAGGAGTATATTGAAGTAACATATTCCTTTACTGGTGAAGACTATGTTAAAGAAGTCATCCCTGCTGAGCAATACAAAGCTTTCAAGGAGGCATTTCTTAACAACACCGTATTTGTTTTTGAATACGATAGAAAGTCACCAACATACCGCTCAGGCTTGAATATGAAAATGATTGATATGTCGAAGGTTGTTTGGATAGGATATTAGAGGAGAATTATATGACGGACAGAAAACCGGATTTCTTCAATATTACAGTTGAGGAATTGTCTGGCCCAAATCGTAAAGCCGATGCCGTTATTTCCGCTGATTTCACATATCTAGATAACCAAGGAGGAGACGTTAAGGATATTGTTGTAAAAGGTGGTAGCTTTTATGCAATGTGGACTGGTGAGAATTGGTCAATGGAAAAGAACGATGTTGTTCGGGTTGTTGACCAATATATCTCCCACAAGTTCCACGAGTTGAAAGCTAAGGGATATGAGAAAGTATCTGTTAAATTCATGCAAAACGCAGGCTCAGGACTTATGCGTAATTTTGTCAAGTATTGTGAAGACGCACCTGAGTCACTGCAGGTATTTAACAGTAAAATCTTATTCCAAAACCATAATGTTACACGGGAAGATTATTCTACTTTCCAACTACCTTATACGCCAACACCTCAACCAACTCCTGCATTTGACGAACTTTCTTCAGTACTATATGCGCCAGACCAAATGGATAAAATCTTGTGGTGTCTAGGTGCCTTATTTACAGGAGAGATTGTTAATATTGAGAAATTCTTATTCTTATATGGCCCAGCGGGAACCGGTAAAGGAACAATAATTAAAATCATTGAGATGTTACTTGGGCAATATATAGGTGGTATTGACTTGAAGCAACTAACAAGTGGTTCGGAGTATGCAACAGGAACTCTACAAGAGCTACCGTTGTTGATTGACTCTGATACAGACTTGAGTCGAATTAAGAACGATACACCATTGCTTAAGATTACATCTCATGAAGAAGTATTTGTACGTAAGCTATATCAAAGACCATATCCCGTAACATTTAAAGGTCTTATCATTACTGCATCAAACCAACGTGCACAATTCCGTGACTCAGACTCTGGTATTGTCAGACGTCTGCTTAAGGCGGTGCCAACAGGTCATCTAATCGCTGGCCCAAGGTATAAAGAACTGATGAATAATATTCAGTTTGAGCTTGCCGGAATTGCTCAGAAATCTATTGATGCATTTTCTCGTTTAGGCGCATTCCACTACGCTAACGATATTGATGTTGAGATGCTGGAATACGGCGACTCAATATTTGAGTTTGTCCGTGAGAACGTATTGATGATGCAGAACGATCCAACACTATCTGAAGTTGAGCTACTCTACAAAGGTATGCTTGAAGACAGAGGCTGGGATATCAACGGGTATAAAAACCGTCTGCGATTAGGCTTACAGCGATTTTTCGAAACATATACTAAAGATACGAAAGACGGTGAAGGAAACCGTAAACGTGATTGGTATAGAGGTTTCAAGTATGAAGAGGCATTTCCTGAAACTAAGTCAGCGCCAGAGTCCAGCGACAAGCCTAAGATTGATTTGACTATGGGTCGAGTTACATCTAGGTTTGACCTTGAAGGACGTGACTGGCCTGCTCAGTATACCAACAAGGACGGAAACCCTCTGAAGAAGTGGGACTCAGTAACAACGACGTTAAAAGAGATTGACCCCACTAAACTACACTTTGTCCGTGTTCCAACCGAACATATTATAATTGACTTTGACGCTAAGAACGAGAACGGCGAGAAAGACCTTGCTAAGAACCTTGAACTGGCGTCTGCATATCCTCCAACCTATACAGAAGTATCTAAATCTGGCGGTGGCGTCCATCTGCATTATTGGTATGATGGTGACCCTACTAAGCTAGCTACGCGTATTTCTGATGACGTTGAGATTAAGGTATTTAACGGCGGGTCTTCCCTGCGCAGAAAACTTATATCTGCCAATGACCTACCAGTTGCCCATATTTCAAGCGGTTTACCACTCAAGGAGGAGAAGAAGTCAATGTATAAAGACGTTGAACACATTATGTGGACAGAGAAAAAACTTCTTGATTTCATTGACGCATGTCTCCGCAAAGAACACCATGGGGCAACGGCGCCTGAAGTATCGTTTATAGCAAAGGTGCTAGACGATGCATATGATGCTGGTGTTATTTATGATTTGCGACATAAGCAACAAGAAGTATTGCGATTCGCACTCAAGTCGACCAACCAAGCACAACAATGTTTGAAGATGGTTTCTGAGATGCATTTTTACAGAGTACCGGAAGATGAGAGCGAGTCTTATTCTGAAAGTCTCATTTTACCTGATGAAGATATCGTATTCTTTGACTCGGAAGTATTCTCTAATCTATATATGTTAGGTTGGAAGAAATACGGATTGGAAGTCCCAGAAATAATCTATAAAGGTCTCGAAGATTGTACCAGCTTAACTGAGATTGAGACCATCTTGGTTAATGAGTGGTGGACTACCCATGAGAAAGAAATCGGTATTGAAATCAACCCAGCACCTACTCGCGTACGTCATTTGTTTGATACATATCCTATGGTTGGTTTCAACAACTTAGGTTATGATAACCATATCGCTTATGGTCGTATGCAGGGTGACGATGAAATGGAATGCTACAAGCGTTCTCAAGGCATCATCGAAAAACGAGATAAGCGTTCCAAAATCTGGGCTGCTAACGATATCTCTTATGCTGATATTTACGAGTTCCTGGATACTAAGATGTCATTGAAAAAATGGCAGATTAAGCTAGGGCTCCGTCATGACGAGTTCGAATACGACTGGACTAAACCTCTACCAGAACATGCCTGGGGTCGTTGTGCGGCATATATGCTTAATGACGTAACCTCAGAAGAGGAATTGTTCAAATCCAAAGACGGACAAGATGCTTGGAATGCACGTAAGGTATTGGCTGAGATCAACAACCTCTCGCCTAACGTCAAGACCCAAACCCAAGCTGAGAAGTTCTTATTTGGCGATGATCCAAATCCTCAAGACAAGTTCAACTGGTATGACCTTGCTGAAGAGTTTCCAGGATACACATTTGACCAGTTCAAACGCAAATCTGAATATCTTGGTGAAGACCCATCAGAAGGCGGTTATGTCCATGCAGAACCTGGCGTATATCAGAACGTTATCGTATTGGATATTGCCTCTATGCACCCACATAGCTTGATTGCCATGAATTACTTTGGTGAATATACACCTAAGTTTGCGGCGCTTGTTGAGTGTCGTATGAATATCAAACACGGTAATATCGAAGCAGCCTCCCATGCATTTGATGAGGTAGACCCTGAGCTTGCGGACAAGCTACGTCCATATTTGGAAGGCGGTTCTGTCAAAGGGCTTGCTCATGCGCTTAAGATTATTATCAATATTGTGTATGGTATGACCTCTGCACCATGGCCTAATAAATTCAAAGACCCTCGTAACGTTGATAACTGTATCGCGAAACGTGGTGCTTTGTTTATGATTATGCTTAAGAAGGAAGTTCAAGAACTTGGTTATCAAGTAGCACATATTAAGACAGACTCAATCAAGATTATCAACGGCGATAAGAAGATTATTGACTACTGTATGAAGCGTGCTAATGATTTCAAATACGAGTTTGAACACGAGCATACATATTCTCGTATGGCCTTACTCAACCGGGCAACTGTTATTGCGGAAATCGGTTGGCCTGAAAAAGAGAAAGGCGAATGGGAAGCTATCGGTGCACAATTCGGTAAGAAGACAAACCCATATGTCTACAAGACTTTGTTGAGTCAAGAAGCGGTGAACGAGAAAGACTTCTTTATCACTAAGGAAGTTAAGACTGCTATTTATCTTGACGACCAATATGTTGGTAAGAATGCTCAAATTTACGCTTCTGTAACTGGTCGTGAAATCTCCAGAACTCAACCAAGTAACGTAGCTCAGATGATCCAATCGCGATGGATTAAACCGAACTACTTGCTTAAACGGGAGTCTGAGGGACTTAGTGCTTATGAGTTAGAAGAAGCTAAGAAGCAAAAGATTGCCAATGAACTCGGTCTCGATATTTATGAAGTTAAACAAATTATTGATAACGGTTTCCCTGATACCATTGTCGACAAGAACGTATCTGTAACAGGTACTTCTGGTTATAAATGGGAGCTGGCTACTCAATACAAAGGCTTCGAAGATATCGACATGACCTACTATCACAAACTTGTTAAAGACGCTGTTAAAGACGTCTATGCTGTTGGTGATGGTGATATTATTTTCGGCGGAACTAAATTCGCCAATTATGCAAAGGAGTAAAGATGTTTAAGAAAATCAAAGAATGGTTTTCAAAAGACAAAGTAGAAGACGAGCCCCGGCCAATGGGGTTTGTTACTACTGTCAATGGATTTAAGGATGCTGAGTTATTTGAACCTCGTGTTGAAATCCTTGTTATCCCAGAAGACCAGCAGGAAATTATGGGTAGTATTACGAACGCTAAAACCAATGTTCGTATTACCCTACTTGATAATAACATCATCTATTACAATCCTCCTCTCTCTTCCAATATCCTAATGACACCATTTAAAGACCTTAATGAACTAAATGATATTTTAGTTACTATGCGTGAACAAGGTATCCGTGGCGTCTTAGGTTGGAATATGCCGGTTTAGGAGAACTAGGAGATGTTATATTTAATAGACTCAACTGTACAGAGCCCAAACCGAGTTATGTTTAAGGCGGTTGACTTTTTTGAGAGATATGGGGTTAAGTATCAGATACTGTCAACCTATAAAAAAACTCGAATGGGTGGTGGCGAATACACACCTAAATTACCTCGTGACTTGGCTGCGAAGATTGTGCGATATTTCGATTACAACATTAAGGAGATCTGCAAGTCACCGAACTCATCATATACCAAATATATGTCTAAATGTTCACCTAAAGCTAAACGGGATTTGAACTCTGGACGTATTTATGATATGACGTGTTCTCAGTTTATCGATTGGATTGCTGAAAATCCTTGCATGCTGAAAATCACCGTCTTATATGATGACGAGCGCAATATTATCATATCTCATTTTAAAGAAGAGGACTTGCGTATATTCGTGCCTAAGGAGTATCGGTCGGTTAGACGTAACCAAATCCAATATACTGTCCTTAGTGAACTAGGATTGGCGTCGCCTCTTGAAGAAGACCAACCCGGGTTTAAATCGCGCAAAAAAGTACAGTCCTCTATATAGAAAGAGAGGTATTTAATATGGAAAGATTATTTCATAAAATCACTGTTGGAGCTTGTGCTGTTGTTGCAACAACACTTGCATACGACATGTTTGAAGGAAGTAAACTTCAATCCAAATTGAAAGAATTATTTTCTAAAGCTAAGAAGGCTGAGTAAATTACTCGGCTTTTCTTTTTTTTGTTTGGTTTATGTCGCAAATCGAAATGACCGATATAAACGAGACTGCTATATATTTAAAGGAGAACTAAAATGAAAAAACAAACTACACTTAAAATTGCTGCTATGGGTATCGCTCTTTTCGGAACTGCTGTTATTACCGAGTCTGTATTTGCGGATGTAACTAAAGCTGAAGGCTCTACTGAGCTAGTTGCCACTGACCCAGAAGTCACTGTAACTAAGAAAGAAGAAGGCTCAATTTGGTCTGATGTTGAAGTTAATATCAAGACCGATATTCCTGATGAAGTCCCAATCAACGAAGGTGATAAAATGACCTTCAATATTCCGGAAGAACTTAACTTGGAAACAAGCTATAACTTCCCAGTCTACAACGAGACCGGAGAAACTGAAGTCGGAACTGCTGATGTGCAAGCTAACGAACGTACTGTAACTACAACGTTCAATAATTATTTCCAAGACCATCCGCTGGACAAATCTATCAGCCTGAACTTCCATACCCAAATCAACCGTGAAATCGTGCAGGAAAATACTAAGCGTAATATCTCATTCAATGGTACTGTTGTTGAAATCAACGCCGGGTCTAAAGGAACCATCAATCCTAATGAGGAGTTGTATAAATATGGTTATCAAGACCGCTCAGACAACACACTTATTCACTGGGTTGCACGTTTGAACTACAAGCGTCAAGAAATGACTGATGTCAATATCGCCGACACTTGGTCTGATGATCAAGATTATGTTGAAGGTAGTCTTATTTACAGCTACGTGAAAGACGTTGATCCATGGGTGTATGACTCACCTGCTACTCAAGCTCAGGCAAATACTAAATTCAACAGCAATGGGTTTACAACCCATATCGACAAGATTGAAAACAAAATCTTAATGGTTGAATATAAGACTCGTCTGCGTACACCAGTTCAATATAACCCTACCAATCTATTTACTGCAAGCTGGAATGGAGGGTTTGTATCACACGAAGCTGAGACTAAGCTGTATGATGGAAATGGTAAAGCTTCAGGTAAATCTCGTCCTAAGTTTGACAAACCTAATGATGCTCCTAAATACGAGCTTCCAGAATTCGAAGGTGGAGTAATCCCAAATGACCCACCAGTATATGACAAACCATCTATTGACTTGGCTGATATTCCATTGATACCACCAGCACCTACATTAGACTTGCCTGAGTGGAAAGGTTCTACTGTACCATTTGATGCGCCTAAGTACGACAAACCAGAATGGAAAGGTGGTGTTATTCCAAACGATGCGCCAATCTTGGACAAGCCTGAAATCGACCTGGCTGATATTCCATTGATGCCTCCAGCTCCGGTTCTAGATAAACCTGAGTTGGTTATTCCTGAAGTGCCAGCACCAAAAACAGATAAACCAAAAGCTGAAGCGGAAATCAAAGAAGAACCCGCAAAACCAGCTAAACAACAACCTCTTGGTCAACCTACTCTCCCTGCTACTGGCACCAACGAAACATCATATCTTGCTGTTGGCGGTATTGTAATTGGTGTGCTTGCCTTAGGTATGGCTGGAATGAAAAAGAAGAAAGGTGACAAATAATGAAACGTGGAAAGAATAATAAAGCGGTTTTAATTAATCGAAGTATTAAACAGATGGAAATCTTCGCTAGCAAGAAACCGGACGATAATCCTCTAGGTATATTCTGGAAGAAGAAAGCTGAGAAATTTAAATCACTCCGCCCATCAAAACTTAAGAAGATATATCTACAAGCATTTCTTGAAGCTGTAACTATAGCACCACTTGCCAATAATGTATATCACGAGGAGAAAAACGAATGAAAGTAAATCCAATTAATATGAAAGAGGCTCACGACGAGCTTCTTTCTATTTTTGAAAAGAAAAATGCTGATTATGGAAACTCGTTTGAAGAGTCCTTGGAAAAACACGGCATCATTGCGGCTATTGTCCGGATGGAAGATAAGATGGGACGTTTAAATAGTCTCACCAAGAAAGGCGCTGAGCAGAAGGTATCCGATGAGTCGCTGGTAGATACACTCAAGGACTTGTCTAACTACGCCCTGATGACCGCAGTTTGGTTGGAGGAAGAAACATCTTCTTCTAAAAACAATCAGCCACCGTTTGTTGAATGGGCTAACTTAAGTCCAGATGGAGCAAACCTTAAGGCCTGTATATCAGATTTAATGCGAGCCCTACCTGGCCTGACCGCTTTTAGTAGCATGGTTCTAGACCATCCTAAATTTCCTAAGTCTGTAATGTTTCCCGTAAAGGATGTTGAATTATTCCACTCATGGTTTGATCGTTATGTAGAAGAGAATCCTTGCTATAATGTTGTCTACCATGAAAAAACTGGAAGTTTTACCCAAGTCACCATCTATTCACACACGGAGTAACTTATGTTTGAAAACGGTCTAGATATTGTCCGGGCTTTATCCTCTGTTCGACCGCCTGGTAGACCTCGTAAGTATGTGAGCGATGAAGATATTATCCTATATAAAGAGGCGGGCTGGTCAAATCGTACCATTGCTGTCTCTATGGGTATATCTCGAGCTACAATAAACCGTAGGGTATCAGACCTAGTTAAACAAGGTAGGATCAAGCCTGAAGAGTATGGCTATAACTTCAATAACCCTAGTGCCAAAGCCCAACCTAGACGTACCGATAAAGAACGTTGGGAGTACTGGCACGGCCCTGGTGTCTAATATTTACATACCTCTAAGTAGAAAGAGAGGTAACTTAATATGGAAGAAATCAATTTTGATAAAGTCATGGAGGCTCAAGCGCATTTCAGAGAAAAGCTCGAAGAAATGAAAGAGTCTACAAAAAGACTTGGTGAAAGGATTTCCGAAATGGAAACCATACTTAATCATTGGGGAGACTAGTTTATACTATTCTCTTCAATTTTTTACATACCTCTAAGTAGAAAGAGAGGTATTAACCATGAAAACATTTGAATACAAAGGAACACAAATTAATGTGGAGGAAATGAAAGATATCTATATGATTGCTATTCTTATGAAATATGAGACAATGGAGATCTTAAAGGACTTTTATAAAGAGTCTTGGAACGATCGTGCAGAGTTTCTATTCCATGAAGAATATGGTGGTATGGAAGATTTTATTGAAGAACCAAATAAATTTAGCTTCCTACGTGTCATCGCTTATGGTGAAGAACTTAAACAAGAATTGGGAATGAAACCTGAAGACGAACTTGTTATTCGTGAAAAAGGTTCTCAAGCTATGCTTAATCTCGATGGAGAGAAAAGACTAGCTATTGAGGAACTTAGTCAACGATTAATGAATATCGCCTAAGAGGATACATTCCTCTTTCTTTTTTGACTTTTATATTATACTAGGAGGTGTATAATGGAACTATTTGTTAGTGATGAAATGAAGGAGAAACATTACGGACTATTCGATTTAATCAAAGAACGACCTACTGTCCTACATGGCATCCTTAAAACAACGTCGGCTATGCTCGGAGGGATACCTAGCCAAGCTACAGAAGAGGACAAATATCATGCATCAGATAATCTCTATAACAATGTTATACGCATCTTTGGTAAAAGGACAGTATATCTTTTTCCCGCATATCCTATTGTAGAGTCTCTGATAGCAAACGAACATAAGGGATCGGCTCTTGTTGGCCAGCATGTTAAGGTTACACAAGCCGTCATGCAGGTATATAAGGAGACGAATAACCTACGTTGGTATATCTCCGACCGTCCATTGGAGGACAACACGCTACGTCGGATTACCATTGATAATAAAGGCTCGGGGTATTTCACATACTTTGGCCCTGATGCACCTAACGGTTCGGATTATTATATTGATCAATTTAAGGAGTGGTAAAGATGGAAGAAGATTTATATACCGACTTTCCAAAACTATATTCTACGGACAAAAAGAAAGCCGAGAAGTTATTAAATAGCGTAGTTTCATATTGTAGGACATGTGACTATATCAATGTACGAGATTATGTTGATATGTTTCGACATCATAATCCAGGAGTCGAAGTAGAGAAAGATGGTTCAATCGATTGGTGTGTAGAATACAAAGACTTAAAGGATAATGTTAGAATTAAGAAAGATAAAGAGAAAGGCTGGTATTTGGAAATGCCGGCTGCTTATTTATTTTAAATCAGGAGGTAATAAAGATGACAGAATATTATAAAGATTTCCTAGATTGGGCAATACCGCAACTAACTGTAGATCAGTATCAAACATTATGTAAGATATTGTACTCTTTTAAGAAGTATCGTAAGACAGACATGCCAGCTGTTTTTGCCATGGGTAAATTTAAAGATGAGACGGTCGCTATTTGCGGACATTTTCCGCACTTCTTTTCTGAAATGGGCAAACTAGCAGGCGAATACCCTAAAGAGTTCTTTGAAGTCTGGTATAACGATAACGTTATCTTTTGGCCATATAAGGAGACTCCAGATTTGGTAGCGGCTCGGAAACGGCTTATGAAGAAATGTGAGAATCATGTGACATATTACAGATTTCTCTATATTTTCCGGGAGAACCAATATGGAGAAATTACATGTTTTAACATCATAAATAAATGTTATGCGGGTAGTCCTTTACATAGATGGGGTCTTGAAACATATATCAATACTCTATGGTCTAAATCATTGTTTGAAAACAACCATATGGCGCCCAGGGATTATACCATCGAGCACAACACCAAAGCCATTATAAGAGCTGTTTCAGGTGTTACCAATAAAGAATATAAGCAGTATTTGTTTGAAATTACAAGACCTTACTATTGTACAACTCAATCTTATAGACAAAAAGAACTGCATAAAGCGAAGCATCTCTTCGGTGATTTGAAGGATATTACACCTTATAAATTCGACGAAACGATATTATATAGACTATTTGGTTACATCCATAGGTATAAAAAGACGATCGAAGTTTTGGGACAACCATACCATAAGGCGGGACGTAGTATAATCTTAGAGCATATGGTATATACCATCAAAGACTTAGCCTCGAAAGGCAAACTAAAGGAAGTTAAATAGGAGGATTATAAAATGACAAACATTAATTCAGAAGGACGTGTATTCAAAGTACCTTATTCACCACGAGACTATGTGCGTCGTCTATGGAAGTCCATTGGCGTGCATATGATGAAGCGTGGCGCGATTGATATCAAAGGTAATCCTATTTGGGATAAGTCTAGTCTGGCTGACCAAGTGACTAGCAACCGCTATCATGAACGCGCTATTCGTATCAAGATAAATGAAATCCGTGTTAAGCATGGTCTGGAGCCTATCGCGCTGGACTCACTTAAATGGTTCACAGAAGGTTATGTGATAGAAGGATTGGAGGACTATAAGTATGCTAAAATCATCTAAGGCTCTGCAGTTCTTATTTCTAGTTGGATTATCTACGACCGTAATCGGTATCCCTGCGCTGCTCTTATTCGTAGTGGCGCTTAAATGGATATTCTTGATATATCCCGCGGTGTTCATGGGTCTTGTGTTACTAGTATCCTACATCGCGGCTATCTGTATGTTGTATGACGATATCTTTGGTAGTGGTAGGGATAGACGGTTTCTTGAAGCTGAGACTATACCGATTGAAGCTACAAGTTTTACTCGGATCGATAAGAATGTTGTGGTTAAGACCAAGAAGGTCTACCTTGCTTATTCCGAGGAGTTTAACCAAGTTCATGATTTATTGAAATGGACTAGCGCGGATCTTCTCAGTATATATCAACGTTTTGAACCTTTAGTAGAAGCGCTTGGTATAGAACGGTATTTGGATTTATTTTATCCTAGGACGATTAGTGCGGAGATCGCTATGGTATTTACTGAGTTGATTAATATATTACCATATAACGCACATGATGAGAAGCCTATCGACCTATATTGTAAGTGGGTAAACAATAAACTCCTTATTGTCCAACTTGATGAAGAGGAGAACATTATCTATAATTACGATATTACTCATTTCTTAGCCGAGAAGAATATGGACGAGGAATGTGAAATCTATATCATCGACCATGAAGGTAAGTTTGGTGATTATATAACCGATACGCGTGCTGCTATTATTGTTGAGTATAATTTAACGGAGGTAAAATAATGTACGAAAATTTATTTAATCTTATAGACGATCTTCAAAAAGCCGCTATGAAAATTAAAGTACAAGAAGTATTGAACGCACTATGCACAGACGAGCGAGTTCATGAAATACTCGATGCTGATATTGTGCTAGAGTATTACGAAAAGATGCATGAACATTTTGAGAAGAATCCTAAAGACCTCCTCTTCCCAAATCGTGAATGGTTGCGGGAATCTCTTAAACGGCTTAAGGTCGACTTATCCGGCATATTTGACAAAGACGCTAATGTTGACCTTATAAAGCGGGAAGAAGTTATTATGTTATTCATGCTCTTGTGGATTCATATGGTTATCCAAAACCCGATTAGGATTGAGGTAATTAAGGATCCGTATGACTTATTCTATATCTGGACAAAGAATAGGGTCTTTATCTCTAGGCCAACGGATACTCAGTATTTGCAAGATGGGGATCGTCGAGTGCTAGATCGACTCGGTAAAAGCTACGGTTGGTTTACCGGCGTACACCATTTTAGTATTGGATTTAAAAACGCTGTTGAATATATGTATTCATCTCCTGATGATATTACAAATATTAATGGTGTTTATAATAAGGTTCATGGTGGTGTTAAGAAACCTCGCAATATGAATGATTGGGGCATAAGAAGACTCACAAAAGAACAGCACAAACTTGCGAATGCGGATAAGTTACACCGTCCTTCCCAATTCAGATATATGCGAAAGGGTATTAAATTCGGCCCTCATGAAAAGGGATGCCGTTATAATATCGCCCGTAATACTAAGTTTGTTGTGCGTGAGATGACAGGAATGTCTAATAAAGATTATAAGGCGTTTCTAAAGAAGTTCAAGGAAAAGGAAGTGATGCGTTATGATGAGACGTCCCAATGTTTCGAAGATATCTTGAAGATTAGCAGTCTTGAGTTTGATCATGAGGTTATTCTAGAAGCTGTGGATGTATATAACCGTAACGTTTACCATCTTAATAAAGCCTTACTCAAACTAAAGGAGAAATTAAATGAAGAAAAAGAAGTATGATAAATCTATTTTCTATGTTTCCATGTTTATCTTACTAGCCGCGGTGACCTTATTCACCTTTATTACGTATCTCTTCATCTCTTGGTTAATGAGCTTGGTACCGCAAGTTGGTATCTTTGGCGTCCTGATGTCTAACCTTGTATTAGGCATCGGCGCCTTTATTTTCTATAGCTTCTATATGGCGGGTAAAGATGTATATAGGAAGAAGGTGAAATAACAATGAGGCAAGAATTCTTAGATAAAATCGCAAAGATTGAAGAGGTCCACGGGCCTTTGGAAGAACCAAAAAGACCTTATAACTCTTCTATCTATGATATTGAGCCTGAAGACGAGGACGATGTTATGACTATCAAAGGTTTACGTCTGTTGGCTGATAGTATTTTAGGGAGGTATGATAAATAAATGAAAAGAATGCCGAAAACATATTTCGTTAATAATCTTGCTAGTTGGTTATTTATCACAGCGTTGTTGACACTTGCAGCAATAACCACTTACGGTGTAGTTTATGCTATAATCGTCCAATCTAAGCTACCCGGGTTCTTTAATTACATTGGAGCCGGTGCGGTTATTGTGGGTTATGTTGCGCTTGTAATCCTAGCCTTCATCAATTTTGTTATAGATGCATAACACTTCCTATAATATTAGTATAATAAATATGTAACTTATTACAAAGCTCTTAATAGAAGGAGAGAGATGGAGAGTCTTGTTTTCCATCAATATTATAGTATATTTTCTACTATTATATACACCTCTCCTTGACGTTTAACACACTATTTGCTAGAAAAGGAGAAATAAAATGACAAATCAATCACAAATCACATTGGAAAACGTTCGCGTTATCTATCCTAACTTCGCTGGTCGTGAATCTGAGTACAATACTAAAGGTTCACGTGAGTTTGGTATCGCCTTGGATCCTGCACTTGCCGAGGAATTAGCCTCTCAAGGACTTAATGTTAAATCCCCTAGTGAAGACAAACCAAACCGTCCTGCTTATTTACCTGCTACTCTATCTAATGGCCCTGAAATTCAACCATGGATTAAGCTGGTTCTGGTAAACCAAGGTAAAGGAACTATCCTCAATAACGCAGATACCAATCAACTTGCTATGCTTGACGAAGTTACGGCTGGCGCACTTGCTAACGTAATTATTAATCCTTACAACTGGTCTGCTGCTGGTCGTACTGGTATCAAGGCTTATGTGAATAAGCTTTACGTCTATATTGACGATATCGACCCAAGCCTGGCTCCAGCTAAGGATAAGTTCGAGCAGGATATTGAATTCATTTAATCATGATACCCTATAAACTGGGTAGTATCAAACTAAAACCCAAGCAATTTGAAGCGTGTGGGAAATTAAAGAACGGCTCTATATTAATGGGAGGTGTTGGCTCAGGTAAGACATTTACGTCTATATTCTGGGCTGCCTCCCAATACGGAGCTTCTTTTTTTACGAAAGACAAGCCTCTTATTGTTATAACCACCGCCATGAAGCGCGACCTTATCGAGTTAGGTAAGGATAAACCGGATTGGCAAAGCTCTCTGGAAGCCTGTGATATTACTAATTATATAGTAGACTCTTGGCAGAATATTCATAAGTACGAGCATATCACTGACTCGGTCTTCATATTCGACGAGCAGAGGGTTGTTGGTTATGGTAAATGGGGTAAGGCCTTCATCCGCACATGTTGGAAGAACAACAAATGGATATTGTTATCTGCCACACCAGGCGATGTCTGGATGGATTATATGACTATATTCATAGCTAATAAGTTCTATCGTAATAAAACGGATTTCACATCTCGTCATGTCGTTTGGGATCCTTATGTTAAATTCCCTAAGGTTAAGAAGTATATGGGTACCGCGGTTCTCGAGAAATACCGCAACCAAATTGTCGTGCCTATGGAAGATGATAGGGATACTACTCGTCATAGGGATTATCTATATACTGAATACGACGCGGTCATGTTGAAAGACTTGGCTGATACTAGATGGAACCCGTTTACTGATGAACCTATTTTAAATATTGCCGAGTATACTCAGTTAGTTCGGCGCATCGTCAACACTTCCCCAGACAGAATTAGATTGGCTGAGAAGTATATTACTGAGCATGATAAGACTATTGTATTCTATAATTTCAACTACGAGTTAGAAATACTCAGGGATATCTGCGAACGTCATAATCTACTATATAAAGAATGGAATGGTAATAAACATGAGCACATTCCTCAAGAAGACTCTTGGATATATCTTGTACAATACACAGCAGGAGCCGAGGGATGGAATTGTATTACTACTGACAATATTCTATTCTACTCTGTTAATTACTCTTATCGTAAAATGGAACAGGCGGAAGGGCGAATAGACCGTTCTAACACGCCGTTCAAAGACTTGTATTACGTATATCTTACGTCACTAGCTAAAGTTGACAAGGATATCCTCAAGGCTGTTAAAGATAAGAAACGGTTTACAGAAGCTGCATGGGCGAAGAAACAAGGGTTTGTACCCTATGATGATTACATGGAGAAATTAGAAAAGGATTGGTTATATGGCATCGAAACTTGAGTCTACATATCAAGCAAGCCTTCTTAAGAGGCTCCGTAAGGCCTATAGAGGGCGTATATTAGCGACTAAGACAGACCCTGGTATGATACAAGGGATACCTGATTTAATCGTTCTATGCGGCTCTAGATACGCTCTACTGGAGGTTAAGAGGTCTGCTGATGCCAGTAAACGTCCTAATCAAGCTCATTATATTGAGAAGTTTGGTCGAGAGTCATTTGCATCGTTCATTTATCCTGAGAATGAACACGACGTTATTTACGAGATGTGTGATTATTTCGGCTTGGACTTCAATTTATTCTTAAAAGAATCCTAAAGGAGTCATAATGGATTGGATACAGCACTGGAACTTGCAGGGGAAGCATGCATTCTTATCCCCGTCAGGTTACTCTTGGCTTGGTTATGATGCTGAAAAGATGGCCAAATCCTACGAAAACAAACAAAATGTTGCTCGTGGGACAGCCTTGCATGAGATGGCATCACAATTAATCAAGTCTAAAACGGAATTAGCGCCTAAAAAGAAGGCGTTAAACCTATTTGTCAACGATTGTATTAGGGATGGTATGTCGTCTGAGGTCTTATTATACTACTCTGACCATTGTTTTGGTACTGCAGATGGTATTAAATGGGACTCAGATCAGCTTGAATTGCGTATTTACGACCTTAAAACAGGCGTATCTAAGCCTTCTTTCAAGCAATTAGACATCTATGCCGCTCTATTTTGCTTGGAATACGGGGTAAATCCTAAGAAAATTACCATAATTCAGCGCCTTTATCAAGGAAATGGTTACCAAGAACAGGTAACTATCAAGGATAAAGCTCGAATTGAGGGTGAAAATCCTGGTAATATTGCTTGGATTATGTCCCATATTAAGCAAATGAGTAAAATATTAGAGGAAAAAGAGGCCGAAATCAAGCCATTTAAGTTCTGGTAGAGCTTGAATTGGTCTGATATTATAGGAAAAAATGTCTATTTTTGGTCGATTTTCATTCTACAATTGTCGTTTTCGGCTAATTTGCCCCTGACAAAAAGTGGCTCAAAACTCCGGATTTTCCCCAATTTTCCCCAAATCGAACTTGGGGATTTGCCAAAAAAGTTGGGGAAAAGTGCTGTTTTTGGGCCATTTCCCCAAATCAGGGGGTATTTTGAGCCACGTTTTGAGCCACTTTTTTAGGCCTATTTTTGCTATAATGTTATAGTATTTTGGACTAGTTTTTGGCGTGATTTTTAGATGTTTTCAGACGTTGAAAAAGTGGCTCAAAACGTGGCTCAAAACTCTGGTAAACTTGGGGAAATTGGTGTTTTCCCATGGTTTTCCCCAGAAAAATTGACGAATCCCCAGATTGAACTTGGGGAAAATGGGTGAGAGCTGTCAGGGGCAAATTGAGCAAAAAAGGGCTATTTTGGCCTGTTTTTGGGGTATTTTTTCTATAATTTTATAGTTTTCCCCAAAATCCCACGGTTTTTTTAGAAAAGTTTTAAATATATTAATTAGATTTTATATGACTTTTATAGGGTTTATAGGGTTGTATGGTATTATGTTGTTTTATTATATATATTTATATTATTTTTAATAGTCTCGCGCGTACGGGAACTATAATCTTAAAAGTATAAAAAGTAGTATAATAAACAAGCATTTTTAATTAATATATATAAAAAGTTTCTGAAAAAACCGTGGGATTTTGGGGATTTTGGGAAAAAGTGGCACAAAAGTCTAATATTATAGGAAAATCTATGTTTTTGGACAAATTGTGCGATTTTGTGTTATTTTGATTAGATTTAGTAAAAATACATATTTATTTTAGTATTCTCGTGATTTTTGAATTTCGAGGTGTGATTTGATATATAAGCTTCAAACCGCTTAGGTCTGGGTGAGTGTGAGTAAGTTTTTACTTGTTTGGGTAGGCGTCATAACATAGGCATTGTTAAACCTCCTTACAAATCTTTCCTTTCTGAATTATTTACTCATAATAAAAAGTTGCAGTTTCTGTCATTTCCTGCAACATCACCTCAAAAGTGTTCCGGCTGGGTTTTCTTATTTTTCCCCGGCTTAGTTTTATAATCTCCTATTTTTAATTTTGGTTAGACATGTGGTACTAGCAGCAAGCTACATGTTCGTGATAAAAGTGTGTTTCATAAACATGACGTAAATGGGTGGTGAGATATGATGTTCCGATGGTTCTCACTACAGCCAATTTACACAATCAAGTGTTGGTGAAGTTTGTACTTTCTCGCATATACCAGACCTAGGTGGTTTCAAGCTTATATATCATTTCGGTATGTATTTTTATAGTTTTTATGGGTTTTTCTCAGTTTTGGGAAGTTAGAGGCGCTGTAATAGCCCTCAGAGGCCCATATTCGCCCTGTATCGCGTTTTACGTTATTGTCCGGTAAATAGTTCATCTTTGGGCTAAAATGCTGTGACGGGCCTTATATGGCCTTATACGACGTGCTAGTGATTTGGGTATTTTTAAGATTTTTGAGGAGGATTACGCATTGGATTTCGGAAATGTCTTCGGAAATGAAGAAGAAATCATGAATGATTTGAGTCAACTTTCGGATGTCGGACGAGAAATTATCCTCAAACATTATGGGGTAAAACGTAAGTCTGGACGTTATCCTTGGGACCCATCTTTGCATTTACCGAAGAATTATAAGTTCATTGAAGACCGTGATGAGATGAAAAAACGCGGTTTATCGGACAATGAAATTGCAAAACAAATGGGTCTTTCCACAACAGTTTATCGTTCAAAAGTAACAATTGCCAAGGAAGAATTGAAGCAATATAACATGCAACGGATTTCAAAATTGCAGTCCGAAGGCATGGTTATTGACGATATTGCCAAGACAATTGGGACTACTGGACAGACTGTTCGCAACTATTTGGACGAAATTAAGAACCCAAATAAGTCAGCTAGAGCACAAAGAGTGCAGACTGAAGCGGTTGCAGATACTCTTGAAGCCGCTGTAAAACGGTCTAAATACATTGATGTCGGCAAAGGTGTGGAGATTCAGATGGGTATTTCTAAGGAAAAACTCAAGGCTGGTCTTAATGCTTTGGTAGAATCTGGTGAATATGAGGTACATAATCTACGTATTGCGCAGGTTACAGACAAGAATAATTCAACACCAGTCAAGGTTTTGACCAAAAAAGGGGTCGAACGACGCGAAATCTATCAAAACATGGATAAAGTTCGTCCTGTTGAAGAGTTTGCCGTTAATGGCGACGCCCGTATGTTCCAACAAATGGAGCGCCCTAAGTCGATTGGATGGGATAGAGTTCATATTCGATACGCCATTCCTGAAGGACAAAAGGGTCATGGTACCAATGATGATGGCGCTATGATGGATGGAGCCATGTTCTTACGTCCTGGCGTTAAAGATTTAAATCTTGGTAAAGCATCATACGCTCAGGTTCGTATTGCTGTAGGTGATACTCATTATCTTAAGGGCATGGCTTTATATGGTACTGAGGAAATGTTCAAGAATGTTCCCAAAGGTACAGATATTATCTTTAATACCAATAAGACTGCTAATAAGACGCCTCAGGAAGTCCTTAAAGAGCTTAAGAAGAACCCTGAAGGTGGTGCCCCTATCGATGGGCCGAACCCGTTTGGAGCTACTGTAAAGCGCCAGAATACGCTTGTAGATAGCAAGGGCAATCCTGTTTATAAACCTGGAGTTAAAGACCGGTTTGGAAATAAGGTTCCGCAAATTGGTTCTGTTAATATCGTAAATGAGGAAGGTGATTGGGGTAACTGGTCTAAAGCTTTATCTTCTCAATTCCTTTCTAAACAACCTACGACTGTTGTACACGAACGATTAAAAGCAACTATGAAGCAGGTACAAGACGAGTATGAAAGTATTCAGAAAGTAAATAACCCTGTAATTAAGAAACAGTTGATGGAGTCATTTGTGTCTGACCTTGAGTCTAAGCAGGTTCATATGAAAGCCGCAGCACCTAAAGGTTTCCAAGGACATGTTATCTTACCTGTACCTGATATGAAGGAGAATGAGGTATACGCTCCTAATTATAAGAATGGTGAGAAGGTTGTCCTTATTCGATATCCTCATGGTGGCCGGTTTGAAATCCCTGAGCTTACTGTAAACAACAATAGTGTAGCTCGTAAGATGATTTCTAAGGATAGTCCTGATGCTATCGGTATTCATCCTAAAGTTGCTTCTAAAATGTCAGGAGCTGACTTCGATGGTGATACAGCATATGTTATTCCTAATAATAAAGGGAAGTTTAAAACTAGGGATAGTCTTAAAGAGCTTAAGAACTTTGACCCTAATATGTATGCGGATAAGCCTGGCACATTTAAACCTATTGATAAGAAGTTCCAACAAACATTAATGGGTACTGTATCAAACCTTATTACTGATATGACATTACAAGGCGCACCTTCTAGTGAGATTGCGCGTGCTGTAAAACATTCAATGGTTGTTATTGATGCTGAGAAACATAAGCTTAATTATAAGCGCTCTGCTGAAGAGAATGGTATCGACGCATTAATGAAACGGTATATGACTCATATCGATAGGGTTAAGTATGGTGAGCTAGAAAGATATAATCCTAAGACTCGTAGGGTAGATAAAGTAATCGACCCTGCTAAGTTGAAAAAAGATTTGACGCCTGGTAAGGAATATGAATCGGCGGCCACCATTATATCCCGGCATAAACAATCTGTTATTACTGACGGGTACCAAGTACAAATACCCGACCCTAAATCTAAGTCGGGTGGTACTAAAACCGTATGGCGTAATAAGAAAGAAACTTATGTTGTCAACATGGTTAAGGATGCCAATATCTTCCTTGGGCCTAACGCAACTAAGACGGAGCATCATTATGCGGACTATATAAATGAACTCAAGGCGTTCAAGAATAAGGTCGATGCGGAAATGACTGGTATCAAGATGCCTGCCCGTGATCCTAAAGCGGCTAAGATTTATTCAGAGGAAGTCTTGTCTATGAAAGACAAGGTCAACAAAGTAAAGATTAACCGTATTAAAGAACGGCAAGCTCAGCGTATGGCTGAGGTATCTAGTAAGGCAGAGATTGCTCGTAGATCAGAGGATGAAGTTCTGAAGAAGGATGAGATCTCTCGTATCAAGCAACAAGCTTTGAACAAAGCAAGGTCTATGGTGGGTGCAGAAAGAACGCCCGTCACTATAACAGACGATGAGTGGGATGCAGTACAATCTAATGCTGTATCAGGTACTCTATTAAAAGAATTGGTATCATTTATGGATGATAGCCAACTCAAGTCCCTTGCTACACCAAGAGCTAACAAACAGATGACTGATGCTCGTAAGAGTAAAGCTAAGGCTCTGCTTGCTAATGGCTACACTATAGCACAAGTAGCAGAAGCTTTAGGTGTAAGTAGTTCTACTATTGGTAAGATCAAAGCTGAATAGAAGTTAGTGGCCTACCACTATCTAAGTATGATACATCATGTTGTTACTATCATTGTAGTACAACATAGAAAGGAGAGAACCTATGTTAACGACAGAGGATAACCCATTCAATCCTTGGACTCAGTATGAGCTTTGGCGACGTTGGGACATCGATCATGGTTACAACCTTGAGTCTTACATCGCATCACTCATGCCAATGTTGAATGAAAGTTCAATTGAAGACTACGAACATGCCTGGTCGGTAGCGGTGTCTTCGATGCTTGAAGAGAACATCTTCGGAAATCTAAAGTTGATACCAAAACCTGACAATTACGAAGAAGATCTTGAGTTTCTTACAGAAGATGAAGATGAAATAAAACTTTAGACCCCCGGGGGGTGCCTATTACAGGCCTTCCTCTTTAGCATCGGGGCTGGTATCAAAAATTCCCCCGTTGCGATTTTTTTCAAAATGGTTTTGGATTCCAATAGGCTGATTCTAGGATTGGGTATAAAAGTGCGGTTGACTTTGGCTCCTTTCACAATTGCGCTTTGAAGACTTGTTAGACAGGACTGATGAGTGTTCTGAAAACTCACCTAAAGTCGGTCTATTGGAGTCCAAAACTTATGAAAAAGGGTTCTAATGATAAAGAAAGAGAGGAGAACTATCGTGGCAGTAGCAAAAACTACCTATAAAGTTGTAGCACCTGCCGGGGTATTCATTCGTTCAACCCCTGATCAAGCAGAGGACAATGTTGTACGATTAGCTAAGCGTGACGAACGTATAGTTGTCGTGAATGTTGGTGACGAATGGCTTCAAACCGATGAAGGTTATGTCATGAACCAACCTTATATCGTTGAACCCGACACGGTTACACCACGGAAGAAAGGAGAGGCTGAATAACTATGACGAATGAAGTAGCTGAATTCGATAACCAGAGAGCCTACAGACCTGCACGTTCGCCTGAACAGCGTGAATTGCAAATGATGGAACTCGCTATGGGTCTATCGGAAAAGCGTCTTCAGGAAGGAACAGCATCGGCCTCTGAGATTGTCTACTGGCTAAACCAAGCTAGTCCTAAGGCTCGCCTTGAACGTAAGCAGTTGGAATTACAAGCAGAGCTATTACAAGCACGTATCGATTTGATTCGTAGCGACCAAGAATCTGAACTTGACTTCAAGCAAGCGTACAAGGCATTCCAAGGATATTCCGGTAAGCCGGCGGAAGTCATCGAGGGTGAATTCTATGAGCAATAGACTCACCTATACAGAAATGTCCAAACTTGAGTCCTATACTGAGCGGCTAAACTATCTAAGACTTCGTGGTGTACATCATGAAGCGCCAAGAGAAATATCTAATCAGTTTTACAAGTCTCATGCATGGCAACAATGCCGTGCCGCGATTATACGTAGAGACCTAGCTCAAGATCTTGGTGTTAGGAAGTTATTTGTGGAAGGGCCCATCACGGTTCACCATATGAATCCACTAACCAAGGAGGACATAGAAAACTTGACCGAGAATTGCTTCGATCCTGACGGACTGATCACGGTCTCTGATAGCACCCATAAACGTATCCACTACGATCAAAAGGAGTATCAAACGTGGGTAGAACGTAAACCGGGTGACACAAAATTGTGGTAAGGATGAAGTTTATGACTACTATCTATGAAGACGTACTCAACTTCGTCGGGGTGTTACATGATTCTGAACCGAATTCTAATCATGTAGTTAAGACTCAGCTAGGTGTGGCGATTGACGCAGCACTTGGTGTCCTTGTTCAAAATGGGGTTGGGCATAACGTTAGTGTTATCGCCGAACCTAATCTAACTTGGGCAGAGTTCTTCTACGGTCATATGGATTTGGCTGAAGGGATTAAGGAACGCCTTAGAAACAATACCTTTGCTAAGAACTATGTTTGTATCTCGGCTCTAATATCTTATGATCCCCCACAAGCATCGGTTCTTACCGCATTAAAAGAGGCTCGGGATGAGAATCTCACTCGTGCTAGATGGGAGGTAGAACTTGTCAAACTTGACATCTAATGAACTCCACCATTCCGGGCGTAAAGGTATGAAGTGGGGTATGAATATTTTCGGGAGGAGGCGTATTGGTTCTGGCGGACGCTTTAGACGCGACAAGAACGCCGATCCTAAAAACGTCAAAATCCCTAAGAAACTTCGCAAATCTGTAGATGAGCGTATGCGAGAAGCAGAATTTCTTGATATGTATCGCAGCCGTGATAATATGTCAACCAAGGCTCTAAAGTCTAAGATCGCTCGCTTAGAAGCAGAAAGGAAGTTTAAAGAACTAGTAGAGGCTCCCGAGAAAGCTCGGAGAGAAGCTCTACAGAAAAAGAAACAAGCTCGTCTTGCTTTTGTTGGTAAAGCAGCCTCCGCCGCATTAGATGTATACTCTAAGGTGCCATCAAGTGTTGTTGGTAATGGTAAATCCGGACAAGCAGCAAAAGATGCTATTGAGGCTTTCAAGAAGAAGCAAGAATGGGCTAAAGCGTTTAAGGATGTACCAACAACTATGACCAAATTTACACAGTCTATTAATGTGGGCGGCGTCGATGTATATATCCCAGAATCTGTTCAGAACCGATTTATGATCCAGCATGCTGGTCGTAAGGGTATGAAGTGGGGTATGCATATTTTCGGCGACCCTAATAAACGGGCGTTTAATAAAGCCGTCCGTGGAACGCGCCGTGTCGTTAAGGCGTTTGATAAGCTGCAGAAGCAGGGTAGATTAAGAGATAATAATATCTTAGCTGAAAGTGAATCTATTAACTCTGTTATGACAAAGGGCGGCATTAAATATAACCCTAAAATCCATAATTCGGCAGCTATGCAAGATATTAAGACTATTATTAGAAATAATAAAATTCTTAAAGATCGTACTCTCGGTACAGATAAAGATTCCATGGCTATCGAAAAAGCAGCAAATGTTCTAAACTATGGATCAAAGGGTAATAAGACTTCTTTAAATAAACTTACTTCTAACTCATCAGATAGTAAGAGCGGACTTAAGAAAGAAAGTCAGCGTCTGTTTAAAGAGGTTAATAGTCTAAATAAAGACCATCGAAAAGGTCGTATTTCAGATTCTGATTATTCTAAACAGCTTAAAGAAGCAGAGTCTAGACAACAGAAAAACTCCAAACTTCGAGGATATGATACGGCGTCTTATTCCGGTAAAGGAATGGATCCTACTCGTAGATCTAAATATAATAAGGATGGTAAGATTAGTAGAGCCCTTGCTACTACTGGTTTGGTTGGCCCAAGTGGTGGAACCGCTTTTGCTATATCTAGGCAAGTTGCTATCAATAATATATTACAACCGGCTGCAGATAATGCCGTATTAGGAGCTATCGCAAAAGGCGCGTCCTTTGCTGGTGTTCAAAATGCAGCAAATGCTGCGGTAAATGCCGCTTTACCCTCAGCATTATCGACTATAGGCGGAGCAACTACGGGAGTATCACTTGGGATTTATGGTAAGAGGAAGTATGACGAGTATAACTCTCAACAAGGAGCCGGAAAACGATTATTTAAATCATCGGCACCGTCCCGTTATCGTAAGGATAAGATAGATCCCAACGTTCGTAAGTCGATTATCTCTACTATAAATAATCATGAACATACCTCATATACAGTTAAGGATTCAAGCGGAAAAGAGACCATGTCTTCTAATATTAAACGATATAGTAAACCGTCTTGGGATTTTAGCGGAAGCGGTCCCGCCTTTTCTGATGGTATTGTTTCAAACAAATGGAAGAAAGGTGCGATAAATCATTCAGGAGTAAATATTGGCGAAATTATTAACGGGGTCTATATTCCATCCAATGAAGATATCCTTCAACATTATGGTAAAAAGGGTATGAAATGGAAGAAGAATGGCGAGGGTGCTACGCCGGGCATGTCTCCTGCTGAGATGGCCATGGCCGAAGCTCGTGCGAAACAGGATAGTAAGTCTTATAATTATAACCTTAAGATGCGAGAAGAAGCTATAAAGAACGCTATCAAACGCGGAGCATCTGGTAAAGAAATCCGCAGATTGCAAGGATTGCAAAAAGACGACCAACGCAAGGTCGATATGAATAACCGCCATAAAGAGGCTTTGAAGAAGAAGGATAGAAACCGTTCTTCTTATAGTCGGACTATTGAAGAAGTAGATGCTTCAAATGGTAACAAGCCTAAGTTCAAGAAGTATAAATACTAGAAACGTATTTAGAGCAAAGGAGTCTAACAAGTGGTATTAAGTAATACTGCGGTTCCTGTCGAGTACGGTAGATTTCGAGACGCTGTACTGCGTGGAGAGATTCCTGTATGCCGTGAAATATCGATGCAAATGAACCGTATCGACGCGGATATCGCTAACCCAAACTATTATTACGACCCAGATGCTATACAAGGCTTTATCGACTTTTGTGAGAATGAGATGACCTTGGTTGATGGTCGTCCTCTAACTCTACTTCCAACCTTTAGGCTTTGGGCGGAAGACCTGTTGGCATGGTTTGAACTTAAGGAAGAGAAGGTTTATGACCCTCAAACTGGAAAATTCAAAATGATTAGACATAAGCGTAGACTTCGGAATAAACAATACCTTATTGTGGCCCGTGGTAACGCTAAATCTTTATATGCCACGCTTCATCACGCCTTTGGTTTAGTAATGGACACCAACTCAACCCAGCAAGTTACAACAGCCCCCACTATGGCTCAAGCAGAGGAAGTTCTATATCCTTTCGCAACGGCTATAACTCGGGCAGGGAGCTCCAACGAAGGATTCCCTTTATTCCGTGTACTTACTCGTGGACGGAATAAGGCTCGGACACAGAAGTCTCAGTCTCAGCTGGCTGTAACTAAAGATGGTATTGTTAATCGTCTAACAAACTCTATCTTAGAAGTTAAACCAATGACGGTTAAGAAGCTTCAAGGTTCTCGTGCCAAGTATGCTACAGTCGATGAATGGCTGTCAGGCGACATCAAAGAAGATGTTATTGGAGCGCTTGAGCAATCGGCTTCTAAAGATGGTATTGATGATTACCTTATCTTGGCTGTGTCGTCAGAAGGTACGGTTCGTGACTCGGTTGGTGACTCCATTAAGCGTGAGCTCTTAGCCATCTTGCGTGGTGAATACGAAGACCCCCATACTTCTATATGGTATTACCGTCTAGATGATGTGGCTGAAGTTGGGAATCCGGATATGTGGATGAAGGCTTGTCCTAATATTGGTATCACCGTTTCTTATGAAGCCTATCAACGTGATGTAAGACGTGCAGAATACTCCCCAGCAAACCGGAACGATATCTTAGCTAAAAGATTCGGTATCCCGGTTGAAGGTACAACCTACTTCTTTACATTTGAAGAAACTGAACTTCATCGAAGACAGAACTTCAGGCGTATGGAAGTATCGATGGGTATGGACGCCTCTCAAGGTGATGACTTCTGGGCATTTACGTGGTTGGTTCCGTTAGGACGAGGACGTTATGGTGTTCAGACGAGGTCTTATGTATCTGAGGTTAAATATCTACGTTTAAACTCGGCAACGCAAGCTAAGTATGACCAGCTTGTAGCTGAGGGTACTCTAATAATCATGCCAGGCAACTATCTCGATTGGGAAATGGTCTACGACGATGTAGAACGTTATATCGAAGAGATGGAATGGACTATCGTATCATTTGGCTATGACCCATACAACGCGGCTGAATTCATTGACCGCTGGACTATGGAAAATGGCGATGTTGGAGTAGAAGTGGTACGACAAGGTGTTAGAACTGAGTCTGTACCTTTAGGTGAGATTAAGAATATGGCAACTTCTCGAGACCTCATATTCTTCGAGGAACTCATGAAGTATGCTATGGGTAACGCCGTTGTTATCCAAGATAATAATGGTAACTATAAGTTATCCAAGATGCGTAGCGATGAGAAAATCGATAACGTCGCCGCATTAATGGATGCTTGGGTTGCCTATAAACGAAATAAGGAGGCATTCTTGTAGGATGGTAAATAACCCTCTAGGGTCATGGAACGCATTCATGTCAACCAACAATGGTATTGATTATGACCCTGACTTGGTTTCCGGCTCAGGTATTGGCCGGCCATCAGGTGCGCTCCGTGGTTATACTTTCAAGCATCAAGACCTGATCAATAGTATTATATCTATGATTTCTCTTGATGTCGCTATGGTTGACTTTAAACATTTAAAGATCAACGAAGAAGACGGTAATCAGACTTCTGTCGACTCAGGTCTGATCAATTGTCTGACAACATCTGCTAATATCGACCAAACCGGTCGCGCATTTATCTATGATGTGGCGTGGTCACTTCTGGAAGAAGGTGTGGTTGCAATTGTCCCCGTCGACACAACGTCAAAACCCAACGATGACGGTTCCTATGATATCTTATCAATGCGTGTTGGTAAGATTACACAATGGTATCCTCGTGCTGTTCGGGTTAAAGTCTATAACGATCAAAATGGATTAGAACAAGACTTGACGTTGTCTAAACAGTCGATTGTTATCTTGGAGTCTCCTCTTATTGGTCTACTCAAAGACCGTAACTCAACGCTTAAGTTGCTTGAGCAAAAGATGGATTTGATGTACTCTCAAGATAAGGCAGTGGCGGCTGGTAAACTTAACGGGTTTATCCAAATCCCATATGCCACAAAGAGTAGTTTACGTCAGGAACAGGCTAAGAGTCGTAAGACTCAGCTTGAGAAAGAATTGGCAGACAGTCAGTTTGGTATAGCAACCCTTGACGCTAACGAGAAGTTTATCCATACGGGTGGTAACATCAATAACAACCTGGTGGATGACATTCGTAAGCTTCAACAGGATTATTATAACCAAGTTGGTATCTCTTCCAAAGTCTTAGACGGTACTGCGAGTCAGGCCGAACTAAATCTCTATTACCATAGAGCAGTTGACCCTGTACTTCAGACTATTGTTGACGGTATTAACCGTATCTTCCTAACTAAGACAGCTCGAACTCAAGGGCAGGTAATCCAGTATTACCGTGACCCATTCCGTATGCTACCAGTTGAACAACTAGGTACTGCGGCAGACCTCTTTGCTCGTAATGCGATATTCACATCGAACGAAATTCGCGCAATGTTAGGTCGTGCACCTCACCCAAGTCGTATTGGTGATATGCTCTTTAATAAGAATATTTCAACAGGTACCGATTTAATGGGTCTAGGTGGTTATGATGGTACAACCCAAGAAGGTTATCCTGAAATCTATGATGATGGTCAAGGCGGTTATGTTGACGCCAACGGCAATCCCGTAGATGAATATGGTAATCCATTGGATGTATAAAAATTTATGGAGGAAAAGTAGTTGCGAAAAAAGGCTGATTTCGCCGGATGGGTAACTAAGAATGATATTCGTTGTTCGGATGGTGTGACGATTCGTCACGATGCTTTCCGACAAAACAATGGTTCTCAAGTGCCTATCGTATGGCAACACGATTACTCCAGTCCCTCAAATGTATTGGGGTATATGATTCTTCAGCACCGCGATGAGGGTGTTTATGGGTATGGTTATCTTAATGATACAGACCACGCTCAGGATACTCGCACACTCCTTAAACATGGTGATTTAAATGCCATGTCTATCGGAGCTCGCGGAATCCGTAAGAACGGTAATGACGTTATCCATGGAGAAATCTATGAAGTAAGTCTAGTTCTTAAGGGTGCAAACCCTGGTGCTGTTATCGAACATGTTATGCTCCATAGCGCTTACGGGACTGAAGAGTATGAAAGCGATCGTGCGACCATTTATACCGGTCTCACGCAGGTTCTTCTTCACTCAGATGATTCTGATGAAGAGGTCGACAAAGAAAAGGAGGGACGGATGTCTCGTTCATACGAAGAACTTTTAGAAGGGCTTACTGATGAAGAATTAGCAACATTGGTCAACGGTGTTGTGGAAGACATCGCCGAAGCTATTGATGCTGAGGACGAAGAAGCTCAAAATGAATTAGAAATCCGCGGTCTTGATGAAGACGCTGATTACGATGAAGAAGAAGACGATTCAGATTATGATTCCGAAGAAGATGGATTTGAGTCTGAAGATGGTTATTCCGAAGGTGATGATTCTGCAGATGCAGGAGAGTCCGTGTCACATTCAATTTTTGAAGGAGAAGATATTTTGAAACATAACCAATTCCAAGGTGCTGCAGCTGTAGACCACAAGGAACTTGACACTCTATTACATAGTGCTATTTCTGGCAATGCTTCTACACTTGCAGGTGTATTGCGTGCTAACGGTGTATTGGGTGAAGATTCTATCCAACATGGTTTGGTTGGTATGGAAACTCTGTTCCCACAACCAGCTACTAATGGTGGGCTGAACGTTTATAACCCAAGTGGTTTGAATATCGATAAGATCATGGGTCAATTCGGTAAATCACCACTTCCACGCGTTAAGAACTTGTTCGCTAACTTGACTGAAGACGAAGCTCGTGCTCGTGGTTATATCAAAGGTAACCAAACTCTGGACTCTATTGAAGAAGTTTACTTCCGTGAAACTACTCCAGGTTCTATTCACCGTCGCGAAACAATCGACCATGATGACTTGATTGACTTGCAAGATGGTGGATTTGCGGCTGTAAACTTTATCCAACAAGTTCAAACTGCTAAATTCAAAGAAGAAATTGTTAAAGCTGCTTTCCTTTCAGATGGACGTGACTTGACTCTTTCTACTGGTAAACGCAATCCTGAAAAGATTAGCGAACTTCATATTCGCCCAATTCTTAAGGATCACCCATTGTTTACAATCAACATCACATCCGCTACATTCAAGACTGCAGTTGATGATGTTATCAAGAAAGCATTCCCTGCATACCAAGGTTCTGGCAAACCATCACTTTATATCAACCCATTTGACTTGGCTAAGTTGAAGACGTTGAAAGATGGTAATGGTCGTTACTTGTATGCACCATCAATGGATAACAACCAAGTACCAGGTAATGCAAACATTGCAGCTTACTTCATGTGTGAAGACGTCGTTGAATACCGTGCACTTCCTCAAGGAACATTCGTAATCGGTAACTTGGCTGACTATCAGTTCGGTATGTCTCCAAACGGACAAATCGCTACATTCGATAGCTTCGATATCGACTTCATGCAACATAAATACTTGATGCATGCTCGTCTGTCTGGCGCTATCGTTACTCCTAAATCATTTATCGTTGTTAAGGTAACTGATCCAGAAGCAACTGAGGAAACTGCTGTGAACTTTGATTCTACTGGTCTTAAGACTAAACCAACTTGGACAGTTCAAACCGATCCAACTGAAGTGAAGGGTATTGGCGCTAAAGCTGTAGACTATGACGAAACTGTCAATGGTGCGGCTATGACTGAAGATGAGAAGAAACTCGGAACAGTTGAAACAGCTCCAAAACCAAAGAAACCAAAGAAAGCTGAATAAGCACGGCTGGTAGATAGGAAGGTAATACAATGACAAAAGCTGGAATTCGACTTATCTTCCGTTCTAAAGAGCCTGAAGAAATTAGCGTAGGGGTGCATGAATATAAGTATACTGTATCACCCCTTATAACCGCTAAGATTTCTTCTAAATCTTTTAACGTAGAAGACCGAAGCTCAATAAACCAAAACACTAAGACTGAGTTGAAGTTTGATGTTTCGCTAATGAATGACTCAACCGACCGTGTGAATAGAATTTCTCATATCTTGTATATGGGTTCTTATTACAAAGTTGGAAGTATTCGTCCGTATCCGCCTCGTGTGGTTTTGACTATTGAGGACATGGAAATCTCTGAACTCAAAGAACGTTTAGCTGAGGTTGTTACTTCTGCTACTCAAAAAAGTCAAAATGAATTAAAACTTGAAGCTTTATCTAAGCTTGGGCTACAGGATTACCAAGAAGGGTTGGAAGACTCTTTAAGTAAATATGCGCTAGTCTTTAAAGATGGCGATATTCAAGTTTGGACTGGTATAGAGTTTAAGGACTTTAAGTCTTTCTATGAAGAATTGGTTAAGGTGAAAGAATGAAAACAAGAGAACAAGTACTTCTTAAGATAAAAGATGAGATTTGTCCTAATGTTTACTTTACACCACCAGAAAATATTCAGTTGAAATATCCGGCATGTATTGTAACACGGGAAGATATTGATACTCAGAAGGCCAATAATAAGAATTATATCACACGGGTTAATTATAAACTCGTTTATATTTCAAAAAGCGAAGCCGACGATATCTTTATCAAAATTCCTAACGCTTTCATGTATTCGGATTTTAGAACTGAATATAAAGTAAACGGTCTCTATCACAAAGTGTTTGTGATCTACGAATAGGAAGGAAGATATATTTTGGCAACAGTTGATGAAGTAATTCAATATGCTCGCGGTTTAGCAGATCAAGGCATTGGTACCGATGCTGACGGTTCATGGGGTACACAATGTGTAGACCTGCCGAACAGTATTTCCCAAATTTACTTCGGTAAAATCCTTTGGGGTAACGCTATTGATTTGTTGGACTCTGCGGCTAGTCTTGGGTATGAAGTAGTTTACGACGCTATTGGGGTTAATCCTCGTCGTGGTGCCATCTTTGTTATGGCGGTAGCAGAACATGGTTATGGGCATACAGGTCTTGTTATTGAAGACTCTGATGGTTATACTATGTCCACTATCGAACAAAACATCGATGGCAACTGGGACGCACTCTATGTTGGTGCTCCAGCACGCTACAATACTCGTGATTTCACCGGTATCGTTGGATGGTTCTATCCGCCATATTCAGATACACCTCAGCCAGAACCTGTTATTGCACCTCAACCAATCACACCTGCTGATGAAGTTGTTAATCACGACGAAGTTGGTAAGTTTACGGTTAAGGTCGCAGGTCTTAATGTACGCAAAACTCCAAGCCTTACAGGCGATATTGTAGCTTTGTATACACCTGAGATGTCATTTGTATATGACTCTTGGATGGACGCTGACGGATACCGTTGGCTATCATATGTTGGTGCAGAAAGCGGCGAACGTCGCTATGTTGCATGTGGTAATGTTGAGAACGGTGAACGTATTAATGCGTTTGGCGAATTCTCAGAAGCTTAATTTTATTGGAGGAAATTACTAGATGGTAATGCTTAAATGGGATGAGGATACTAAACGCTTATTTGAAAATGGTGTGGATCAAGGTGTCCTCTATCTGAAAAAATCCGACGGTACTTATGACAAAGGTGTTGCGTGGAATGGTCTGACTAAAGTATCAGAATCACCAGAAGGCGCTGAGTCTACTGCGAAATATGCTAACAACAAGAAGTACCTCAACCTGCGTTCAGAAGAACGTTTCAAAGGTCAAATCTCTGCTTACACTTATCCACAAGAGTGGAATGCATGTCAAGGTAAGCGTGCGCCTATGTCTACTGGCGGAACACCTAAAGCTCTTGCTGGTGTAACCGTATCAGGACAAGCTCGTTCAGACTTCGGTCTTTCTTACCGTACTCGTATTGGTAACGATACTGAAGGTCTTGACCATGGATATATCCTTCACTTGGTTTACTCTGCATCTGCTGGTGTATCAAGTAAGGAATACCAGACAATCAATGAGTCACCAGATGCGCTGGAATTCTCTTGGGACTTCGACACAGTACCAACTTCTGTAGCTGGTATGAAACCGACTGCCCATATCGAAATCAACAGCACACTGGTTGACAAGACTAAACTTGCAGATCTTGAGAAGAAACTTTATGGTGATGAAAGTGGCGAAGCTACTCTTCCAAAACCAGAAGAAGTATTCACAATCCTGGGTCTTACTGCAGGGTAAGTAGCTAATTAATCAGTACGGGATAGGGGTTGGACGACTAAGGTCATGTCGGTACTGAAAATTTCAAAATGAATTCAAAAGGAGTATAGATAATGATTTCAAGAACAGTAACTTATGCAAACTTGCTTGATGGCAAAGATACAACCGAAGAACTTTGGTTCCACTTGCGTAAAGATGAAATCTTGCGTATTATGGGACGTGCTAAAAAAGATTGGGATGAGTATGTTAAAGAGATGACGGCTCGCGAAGACGTGGACGAAATCTTCGACTTTATTGAGTCAGTCCTTAAATTAGCATATGGTGAACGCCAATCAGATGACGGACGTACATTCCGTAAAGACAAGAAGCTTCAGGAAGACTTTGTAAACTCTGAAGCATATTCAGAGCTTATGGTTAGCATGATGGTAGACGTAGCTGAAGGCGGAAAAGAAACTCAGAAATTCTTTGGTGCTTTAGTTGGCGACCCAAATAAAGGAACTGTTCCTGAGAAAGTTTCTAAGCTCAAGAAGAAATAAAGGTTTGGCGTAAAAAATTACGCCTCTCTTTTGTTTTTATCTCGATGGAGGTATATTTATGTTGATTATAGATACTCCTGATCGGGAGTTCTTTAACGAAGAGACAAATCAGTTCTTTATTAAGCCGGGGAAAACATTACATTTCGAACACAGTCTTAAAACGCTAACTGAATGGGAGTCAATCTATCGCAAGCCTTTTCTAACTCGAGAAGAAAAGACCACTGGAGAGCTTTATGACTACTTTATTCTAATGTGTGAAGACGATATCGATTATTCAGACTTAACCGAAGATGTTGTAATACAACTATCCATGTATCTGAATGACAATCCCACAGCAACGACTATTAAGCAGAACGACCAGGGTAATAAACAAGGTATGATTATGACCTCGGAAGTAATCTATGCTTATATGGCTAACGCTCGTATCCCGTTTGAATGTGAAACATGGAACTTACATAGGCTATTGACTCTTCTTAATGTAATAGGCGAGCTCAACGCACCTAAGAAGAAACAAACAGAGGCGCAGACCTTGGCTGAATACGACCGTATCAACCAAGAACGTCTAGCCAAACTACAACAAATGAAGGAGGCTAGATTAAATGCGAATCAAGGTAACTTCCGTCCGCCGAAAATCTAACCTTAAATCTTCCTTGTCTAATGCGGAGTCTATGCATAAAACTGCAGCTAGCCTTAACGGTATCGGTTCAAGAGGTCTTAGTCGGCTGATCTCTGCTACACCTAAGCGTTCAGGAAGTACGGCTTCGTCATGGGACATGGAAGTCGAAAAAAGTCAAAATGGTTTAAATTTATACTATTCTAATTCAAAGAAAGTATCTGATGGAACACCATTGGTTGTCTTAATTGTTAATGGGCATGGTACCGGTACTGGCGGTTATGTCCCGGCAAACAATTTTGTGGGGCCAATTGTGGACGATATAGCAAAAGAGGTTATGAGGGAGGTGGAAAAAATAGTTGAGTAGACAAGTAATTGAAGAACGTCTTATCAAACTCGGTATTGATAACGAACAGTTCAAGAAAGGTCTTAAAGAGTCTTTGAGTTCTCTTGAAGCTCTGGATAAAGGCCTAGGTAAATCTGATAGTAAATCCGCTTTTACTAATATCGAGAAGTCCGCTAAAAATCTCTCCAAATCTCTAATCGAGTTGATGGATAAAGCGCCTAAAATTGGTGATGTGTTTATCGGGGCTTTTGACAAAGTAGCTGGTTCTCTAACTCGGACTACTGGAGGGTTTGGAACTTTTGCGTCTAGCGTATTGGGTTTCATATCACCCGTATCAAGCGGTACCCAACAAGCCGCTCAGGCGATTGAAGAGATGGGCGATCGTGTCGAGCAATCAGGACAAGGTTTTAGTTTCCTGCAGTCTATCGCTACAGTAGCGCTAGGTAATATCGCAGCATCCGCCGTTCAAGCTGGTCTATCTATCGCGACAAACCTTGGACGTAGTGTTATGAATGCTATTGCGCCAGTAAAACAAGGATTTGGACAGTTTGAAGATAAGATTAACTCCGTAAATATGTTGGTCGCAGCATTGGGTCGTTCTGAGATGGGTAATATTACCGAATCCTTAGATGACCTACAACATTACGCCGAAACAACCAAATACTCAGTTAAGCAGATGCATGGCTCTCTTGCCCAGTTCGTAAATGCTGGCGTGGGACTTAAAGAGTCAACAACCGCCCTAAAAGGTTGGGGCAACCTGGCGGCTTCTGCTGGTGCATCAACAGATGGTTTTAACCGGTCGTTACAGTTCGGTGTACAACAAGCCTTGCAAATGGGTAAGATGAATACTCAGAACTGGGTATCGGTTGAAAATGCCGGTATGGCGACTCAACGGTTTAAAGATATCTTGCTGGAGACTGCGCAGGCATTGGGTCAAGATGTTGATATGTCTGAAGGCTTCCGTAACTCACTTCAACAAGGCTGGTTGACAAACGAAGTTCTTATCAAGTCATTGGAAACTTTGGCAAATGATGAAACTTTGTCTAAGATGGCTGAAGAGTTCCATACTCTTGGAGAAGTATCCGAGGCTGTCGCAGACCAGGTAACTAGTGTTTGGGCTCGTTTCTGGGAAACTCTTATTGGTCAAGCGGGTAGTGAAGAAGTAACTGCTTTCTGGACTAAGTGGGGTAACTTGGCGGCCAATGCTTTATCTAAGGCAGGTAATCAGGCTGTGGAATTCGCTAAATCTTTTGTAGACCTCGGTGGTCGTCAGAAGGTTATCCAACTCATGGAGACCGCGTTTAACTCTCTTAGCTTGATTATCAAACCTATAGGAGAAGCTTTCCGTACGGTATTTGGCGATAATCATACGATTTCTTTTGGCCAAAAACTTATTGGGCTAATTCAAGGTTTAACTGAAAAACTTAAAATCGGTACCGCTGAGTCTGAAGCATTTAAACAAATCTTCCAGACTGTATTTGGTGTAATCAAATGGATCCTCGCTGAATTAGGAGCAAAACTTAAGATTATTGAACTCCTTATTCCAGACCATATGTTTAAGAATTTCGTATTGTTCTTGGGTATGCTGTCTAGCGTGGTGAGTTCGGTTATTCGAACTATTGAAACGGTTATCAGTAAATTTATCAACTTTGAGAAAGCCGGTAAAGTATTTGATACTGTCGCAAATGCTGTTCATGGTTTCTGGGCTAAGGTCAATGAATATCTTGGTAAGTTCGCTCAAGTTTGGATGGGTGTATTCGACTCCATTCCAAATGGCATCGGTAAAGTAATTGACTTCCTTAAGAAGTTTGGGGAAACCGTTCTACTATTAATACCCGGTGTTCGTGAGGCCAGGGAGAATATTAGAACATTCTTCGCTCATTTCATGAGTCCATTTAAGATTCTTAACAATACTCTTGATAAGAACTATAAAGGATTTAATGACTGGGCGTTCGGTGTAGGTACCGCGATGAAACGCTTCCCGGTATTTGGTAAGATGCTGGGCGATTTCGTTATTGGTTTCTCTGATTTCAACAAAGCGACCCATAATATGAGTAGCTCTGCTGGACAGTTCGGAAATAAACTACGTCAAAATCTGAATAAGATGAGTAGTGACTGGAATACATTCTCCGGAACCATGAAAACCAACTACAAGACTTTCTGGGCGCAGTTCAACGCGAATATGGATGGCGTCATTAATGGACAAATCCGTAGCTGGAAAGACTTTAACAAGAACCTTAACTGGGGCTCTCTAATACCTAGCAACATTACAGGCATGTTTAAAGGACTCAAGTTCGATATGCCTGATACTAGTAAGATTAAATCCGGTCTTGCTAGCTTTGCTTCTAATCCTTTCGAGTCTATCTCTAAAGGAAGCGCTGGATTGTCAAAATGGTTGGAAAACTCTACATTCTCCTTCCAATCATTAGGTAATGTCGTTCGTAAGACATGGCCTTCACTCGGAGAATACGCCGATAAACTAGATAAAGTCCAATTCTCATTCTCATTCCTTAAACCTATTGTTGATGCAGTAGGTCAAGCATTTGAGTGGTTGAGTAACAAGTTGGCCGGTTTCAGTATCGGTAATTTCAAATTCTCAGATTTGGCTGACGGGTTTAAACAAATCCAACAAACTCTGAGTGCAAACTTCGCAGATGGGTTTATTCCAGGTATCGTTAAGTCGATTGACGGTTTCCGTAAATGGGCTAGCGAACTAGGTGTAGTTAAACTCGCTATTGAAGATCTGACAAATGGTAAGAACCTTATTGGCGAGATGACCAATAATATCAAGACCGAATTAGGTAAGTCTAAAGTTGATTTTACTAACTATAAAACTACACTCAAAACCTTTGGCGGTTGGTTTGGTGCCTTCTGGAAAGGTCTAGGTGAAACCGTCCACGGCCCAACTATGACTAAAATCTTTGATGGTTTCAAGAACACGTTCTCTGGAATTATCGATTGGTTTAAATCTACTTTTGGCCCTTGGTTTAAACAATTCTTCGGTTCGCTACCAGAAGACGTTCAGAAATTCCTTATTGATATTTGGAACAATGTCAAGAAGTTTGCTAGTGATTTCTCATCCAACTTCAAGGGTGCGGACTTCTCATTCAAGAATTTTGGTGACTCTGTTAAACAAATCGGAGACGGTATTAGCAAGACCTTTGGTAAAGTCATCGAGTCTATTAAGGACGTATGGGATGCGTTTACTAAATTATTTGGTGTAACGACGGCCCATGCTGACGATAAATCACCTCTTGATTTTGGTCAAAGTGATATGAAGAAAGCTAAGTCCGGTATCAACGAGCTTAGTGACGATGTAGATCATATCCATAATAAAACTCAGGGTATCTTTTCTACAATTGGTGATATGGCTAAGCTTATGGCTAACATGTTTAGCGAAGCACTTAAACCATTTACCAAAGAGAACTCTGAGTCTATCGGTCGTATCCTAACTCTAGCAGCGGCTATCACAGTTCTTTGGAATACTCGTAAACGTGTCCTTACCATGAAAGACATGTTTGGCGATTTCTTCAAAAGTTTAACACACAGGCCTAAGACTGTAGCAGGATCGCTTACTACTATGTTTAGTTGGATTGGTTCATTCTTTAGGGCTAAAGCTCGTCTCCAAAATATCAAGGCTATGGCTATTGCTATTGGTGTATTGGTAGCGTCGCTATGGCTACTCTCAACCATCCCTGCCGATAAACTCTTAGTCGGTCTTGGCGGTTTGGCTGGGGTTCTAGTGGTATTCGAGGTATTCTATCTCACACTATCTAGGACAACCAAGAAATTCAACCCTGCTAGGGTACGTAATATGCAACAAGCCATGCTTGGTATGTTGGGCATCGCAGGCTCTATTCTTTTACTTACAGCCTCCGTTGCTCTACTCGGTAATATGGACTGGAAGAAGGGTCTTCAGGGTATTATCGGTGTAAGTCTCTTACTCGGAGCCATCTTCACGTCAATGGCTATCATGAACAAGCTCCAAGGTAACACCGTTCGTGGTACTCAGAAGATTGCTGTAACATTCTTAACCTTTGTGGGTATGGCATATGCGATTAGGAATATTGTACCGTCTATTGCGGCACTTGGCTCTATGGACATCCCGACACTGCTCAAGGGTATTTCTGGTATGGCGGCTATCGTTCTTGGTATCACGGCTGTTGTATTAGCAACATCTAAGATGCAAGGTACGAAGTTTGCTTCAGTATTCGCCTTTAGCGCTATGGCGTCTGCTATTAAGAAGATGTCCGCTACCATACAGACCCTCGGTGAGATGAAAACCGATGTCTTACTTAAGGGTGGTGCGGCTGTATTAGCCATGCTTGGTGTTATGGCGGCTATGACCTTTGCATTCGGACAACTAGATAACTCTAAACAGTCCTTCGCTAAGAACGCCCTTGTGATGTTCGGCGGCATGATACTTTTGTTCAAAATGATGTCAGAACTTGCAGGAGAATTAGGCAAGATGCCTAATCCTGATACGTTCATGAATGCTTTGGGCGGTATTACTATCGTTGTAGGTCTATTCTCATTGCTTGCTATGAAGCTTGGTGATGGTGCAGTTGCCGGAGACGGAACCTCTCGTGGTATTAGACGTCTAGGTGTAATCGCAGCTGAGGTCGTAGTAGCGGCATCAGGTCTATTTATCCTAAGTCAGATGAACACTGACCTCGCGCACGTTGTCACTGCTGTCGGAGCTCTTGGTATAGTTATGGCAGGCTTTATTGGCCTTGCTTATTTGGCATCTAGGATTAAGAAAGATGGGTTCCTCGGCCTTGGCATTGTTGTAGCATCTGTTGTTGGTGCCGCACTAGGTCTACTTGTTCTTTCAACAATCCCGATTAAGGATCTAGGATGGCAAGTAGCCGCGCTGCTAGGTGTTGTTGCGGTTATTTCGGCTATAGGGTATGGTTTAGGCCAAAGCGGTGTAGGTATGGCCGGTCTTGCCGTGGTTGCAGGTTCAATGGTCGCAATGGCCTTCGCAATGAAGCTAGTCACCGACGCCTCCGCCGGATTTATTAACTCCATTACCAACCTTATCAGCACAATCACAAACCTTCTTACTGAAACTGCTAAGCTCGGTTCCGAAGGTGGTAAGAACGTCGCTAATTTCTTCAAAGAAGCGGCTAAAGGTGCTGATGATATGGGTCGTGTTGCGGCTGGTGTCGTTACTGGTGTCGTAGTAGGATTTATTGAAGGTGTTGAAGGCAACATTGGACGAATTATCCAAGTTGGTATTCGTTTGATGACCGGCTTCCTTGAAGGTATCCTATCTATGGCTGCTCAAATCGCAGAAGTGTTAGTTAAGATTGCTGGCGAAGCCGTTATTAAATTAACAGAGGCTATGCCTGGCTGGTTTACTAAATTTTGTGATGCGTTTCTACAAGGTTTACTCCAAGTTGCTCAATGGATTAGAAATAATAAGAATGTTCTTGTTATGGCTGGTCTGGAGATGGTTGAGGCACTCACTGAGGTTATCTTAGAAGGTCTCCGTATCATGACTGTATTGATGCTGAAGTCTATGGAGAACATTCCATTCATTGGCGATAAGGTCAAAGAGATGACGCCTAAGGTCGATGAAGCGTTTAAGGCTATGGCTGAGTCCGGTCGTAAAGCTTTGGATGAACTCAAAGACTATCCGTCAATTGCAACAGAAGAAGGTATAAAGAAAGCCATTGAAACTATGGATGCGCTTGGGCCAGAAGAGGCTGAGGCGGCTCGTCGCTTTGCTGCATCCGGTAAAGACGGATTAGATACCTTCCGTATCTACTGTTCTCAGCTCGGTATTCAAGGCCCTGAAGAATTCATCAAAGGACTTCAAAATGGTTCAATTTCTGCACAAGAAGCAGGTAAACTATTGTCCAAGATGGCTGAACTGGGTATGTCCGAGAACCAAATCAAGTATATCGCAGAAGCGGCTGGATTTGATTATGCAAACGGTGTTCTTACAGCCAAAGAGAAGGCTAAGGAAAGCGGTGGCGAAGTTAAGAAGGCTGTTGAAGAAGGTCTGTCTGGTGACGGTCAAGGCTTCGATACTGGTCTTATTAGCTCAGCATTCACCAAACTAAACGAGCACATGGGTGGTCAACTAGATGTTACCAAAGCTTTGGCTGGCGTTAAGACTGGTGAAATTAATCAAGAAATGATTGATAAACTAGCATCTGGTGACTTTGCTGGTATCTCTCAAGAGAACATGGATGAATACATGAAGCCTGTTGAGGGTATGGGCGATAAAGCAGCAGCGGCCGTTGATGACGCTAATACTAAGGTTGGCGCATCTATGGACAAGATGTCTGGTGATGTAAATGCTAAGGCGACCACAACACAACAAAATCTTAATACCACTTTGGGTAACTTTGCTCCTGGTATTAACCTCGCTGGTACTGGTATGACTAGCTATAGTAATACCATCGGTAACGGTAAGACTACTGCAGAAAGCTCAGCTAAGACTGTTGCTGATACTGCTCAGAAGGCTATGAAGTTTGATGGTAAAGACTCTGCCGATAAGTCAGTTACGTCCTACGCCAATAATCTTAAGTCTGATGAGAATAAAGGCAAAGCATCTAAGGCGGCGGGTGAGGTTAATAAGGCAGCGCAAGGTGGTCTTAAAGGCACTGGTACTGCGGCCAACTCCGGTGAGGCTATCACTAAGGCCTTTGCTGGGGGTCTTGCTTCTCAAGCGGCCCTTAAGGCAGTTGATGAGGCTATGGCTAAGGTCAACTCCAAGGTCAAACATCACCAACCACAATCTCCGGCCAAAGAAGGGGTCTTCTCTGGTGACGGATGGCGCGGTGTATTCCGTTCAGGTCTTGCTATTGTTAAGGAATTTGCTGGAGGTTTAGGTTCTACTAAATCTATGGAAGCTATTTCCTCAAACATGGATAAGGTCAACGAATTTGTTCAGTCTTCTATGGAGACTATGACTGGATATCTGGATGAGAATATGGATATGAACCCAACCATTACTCCTGTCCTCGATACAACAAATCTCGATGGATATAACTGGAGCGGTGCTGGTTCACTTAACCTTACTAGCGGAGTTAATTACTCTGCCCTTAACCCTGCTACAAGAGCGCAAGCAAGCAATAGATATTCTATTGATGAAGTAGTTAAAGGTCTTAATGCTCTTGATCGTAAGCTTGAGACTCTTGCAGAAGTTGGAACTGTTGGAAACGAGCTTCTCGCTCAAGACCGTGTCAGTCCTGTATTTATGGATAAAGACCTCGTTAATCGGGCTCTTGCTCCAGGTATGGCTGATGCGCAACGTTCCTATAACGATCGACTAAACATGTTAGATGGAGTATTACCAACGATATGAGAGATGAGAACTATTTCTCCATAATCTTTGGTGAGGGAGCCGAAGCTGTTGATATTGGTAAACTCTTTGATGCTGTAACTAAAGTTGAACGTAACGCTGGTGCCGGTTTAGAACACTCGTATTCTGCCGGCGTCGGTCGTTTTGGTAAGACTTGGGTCTCAGCCCATAGAGCAACATATCCTATCAATGTGGAAGCTACACTACGAGGAGGCCCTGTTGATTTCCTAGCTCTTAGAACTAAGCTAGCCAGAGTACTAGACTGTCCTAATGGGCCTAAGAAATTGCAGTTCGATGACCAAGACGGTAAGTATTACATGGCTGTGGCTACTGGGGTTGCCAAATTTTCAGAAGACATTAAGGCTGGTAAAGTTACGGTCTCAATTGCGTTTGATGTACCAGATGGGTTACTTCATTCAGAAGTTACTAAGGTGCTCAACGAGTCAACAAGAAGTGCCGACATTGGGACTCTCACTAAAGAAGGAAAAACTGTCAAAATAACTCTAAACAATACAGGGTCTGCTCCGGCGTACCCTAAGATTAGGGTTCATAATAATTCAAATAACGGTTGGATTGGGCTTGTAAACCAGAATGGTATAATGGAAATCGGTACAAGTCTAGCTGATGTTGCAGGTACTCGGGTTGCCTCAGGTCAGTTCAACCAATCACACACTTTAATAGATATCAAACCCGAAGACAAGGCTGAATGGGCTAAGTTTACAGAAGTCTCAAACCGCTATCAGAACATTTCACCGCTACCGTTTGCAACACATGCTGAAATCGGTGGACTTAAACTGGGTTGGCGTGAGAAAGGCCTTGGTGGTCAGTCATATCCTGCTCCTGGTCTCCATTGGAATGGACAAGGAAGCAAGGGCGTTGGTCGTGACTGGGGATGCGGTATCTACGAATATGTCCTCCCTAACGACAAGACTGGTGTTAAGGGGGCTAAAGACTGGCGTTGCGACTTCAACATGAAAGTCTGGGAGTCTGCATTTGGTCAATCAGGTGCGCTCTCGCTTATGTTTGTTACAGATGACAATCGTGTTATTTGTGCTTACACTATTGAGAAACCTGATACGTCAGGTGAAATCACATGGCAGTCATTCTCACTAGGTGATATCCACTCAGGTGCTACATACCAACGTGAGATGAATAGTTTCGGTGCTAACAACAATGAACCTGGGCAACCTAGACCAAATGTAGCTTTTAATAGTCGTACTGGCGATGTTTATATTATTAAGGAAGGCCCTAAATTGACCTTCTCTTATAACGGTATCCCTAAGACACTTAATGACTCTTCCAAAGAATACCTAACTTGTACTAAGATTTGGGTTATGGCTGGGCGTTATAAAGGTGAAAGAGATGGCGTAGGGTCACTAGACACGCTATGTATCCAATCCATTCGCTTCGTTAAGAATAATGCTGAGCGCTATGACCTAGTACCTAACAAGTATGCTAAGGGTAGCGAGGTTGTAGTAGACATGGAACAAGGTAAAGTCTCATTTGTGGCTAATCCAGCAGCCTCTAAGGTTGGCGTATCCGCGGCAGGAGACCTTATCAATGGTTCGCGCTACTTCTCAATCCCTCCAGGTGAGTCTAAGCTAGAAGTTCATTCATCTGACTTCTGTGAACAAGCGCCTGATGTTACTATAGAATGGGATGAAGCCTGGTTGTAAGAAAGGAGGGCCAAAACTTCAAAATGATTGCAAAACCTGCATGGCAGTTGACAGTTCATGACAACGCTATGAACGTCATCGATCATATAAACAATGATGTACCTGGTTCCCTTAAGTATTACGACGAGGAGTTCCATGAGTACTGTGGTAAAGGCTCATCCACCTTTAACTTTAAGGTTGATAAGTATCTAAACGGAAAGCTTAACCCTAGAGTTGAGCAGATGACCTCTGATTGTTATATTTCATTCCAAGATGATGGCCGAGATTACGTCTTCAGTGTTATTAACCGTAAAGAGACCAACACCACAATTGAGTTCGAATGTAACTCAGCCAATCTCGAGCTTCTTAATGAGAAGGTTCGATCATACGAAGCAAAAGAACCTCATACTTTTCTTGAGTACGCTGATATTATGGGGCTATTCAGGTTTACTAAGATTGACTTGGGTCGTTGCGACGTTCGTGACACAAAGCTTACTCTTAAGTTTGAGTCTGATGATGACACTTGTCTAGCCCGTATTATCAAGCTTGTTGAAGCCTTTGATTGTGAGATGGATATTCGTACCTATCTTAATCAGGGAGGACAAATCGATAAGTACGAGCTTAATGTCTACAAATCCCGTGCTCTTGCCGATGACCGTGAAGATGGTCTAGGCCGAGTTCGTACTGATATCCGCCTTGAGATGGGTCGGGATATTGTATCGGTAGTGAAGAAAGAGGACAAAACCAACCTCTTCTCTGCTATCCGTATTCGAGACAAAGACGGTAACTATATCAAACAACCCAAGGCTAGAGAGGTTAAGGCGGCTGATGGTGTACATAATGAGATTTACTGTACTCGTAATGCTACCACTATTTACGCCCCTATATCGGCTAGGTTATACCCCTCACTCAACAAACGTGAGAACTGTGATAACTGGATTGTACGTGATGTAAAGACCGAATTTACGGATTACAAACAGGCCTGGGCTTATGCGGTTAAGATGTTGAAGACCTACATGTATCCCGTTACAACATGGGAGATTGAGTTAAACTCTGCCGTAGTTCTACAACGTAATGATATTCGTATTGGCGATATTATCTTCTTAACTGACGAGCACTTCGCTGGCGGTCTTCTGATTAGAGCTCGTGTCACTGAGATGGTGCGTTGCTCAACAGACCAGACCAAAACTAAGATTATCCTGTCTAATGTCATCGCTACTAGACCTAGCAATAGCTCAGTTCTTAGCAAGGCGATGGCCCAGATGGTGGCCGATGCCCAACCTTTCAAAATGAATGTAAAAGTGACAGGCCCTACCATGTTCCGTGAAGTCTCTGACACATGTGACGTTATCCCCACCTTGTATAAAGGCTCTAGCGAGTTTACTGAGGCTGAATATGTGTATTACATAGATGGTCAAGTAGCGGGTAGAGGTGATAAGTTCACCGTATCTAAGGCTAATATTGGGACTAGTGGCCGTGCGCTTATTACAGTTCAAGCTCTGGTTCGGGGCGAAGTAGTTGAATTCCAGGATATCACATTCTCGACTGTAAGTGACGGCATTTCTCCAATCTTAACAGTTGTTCATTCCAGTAATGGTGACACCTTTAAGAATGGTATTATTGATACTCGTATTACGGCTAAACTATATCGTAATGACGAGGAGATTGATACTGAGGGAGAAGGCTTCACTTACAAGTGGAGTAAGATTTTAGCTAATGGTGTAGCCGATGAAGAATGGGCTAAGAAACCTCAGGCTAGAATGAAAGGTTTTAATTTAACCAACGCTGATGTTTTAAACCGTGTTACATTTTCTGTAGCCATTGAGACAAAATAGAAAGGAAACAAATGGTTGTTGTATCTAGTGGTCAGATCACGATCACCGACGTAGAAGATGGGAAACCAGGGCGTGATGGCCAAGTCGGTGAAAACTTGCTCTTAGACACAAACGCTATGTCTGTATCTAAGAACTATGCAAATCAAGACCGATATTATTCGCATTCAGAAAATCATGCGTTGTTTGAATTCGGATATACTCAAATCCAAGACCCGCCAGTTGCTTCTGTTTCTACTGGTGTCCGGTTTAAAAACAAAGCCGGTTCATCTGGTAAAAATATTGGCGTATGCTGGTATGGCGGTGACTACAAAGGCGTAGAACTCAAATCGGGAACTAAGTACACCATTTCTTGCTATGCGAGGAAGATTAGCGGTGCGTCAACTGCTAAGATGTATATTTACCCAATGCTTAAGGACTGGTCTATATTCGGAGATTTCTTAACAGATTATATTGTATCTAATGAATGGATGCAGTTGTCCAAGACCTTCGAATTTGACCCAACTAAGATGGGCGATAACGACCCTAAGGCCGCTCGTATTTACTTTACAGTACTTGCGACTAATACTGAGTTATTTGAGGTTCAGGTGTGTGGATTTAAGCTTGAAGAAGGCGAACACGCTACACCATATGAACCAAGCCCAGTTGAGACTACTATTGAACTAGGACGCAAAGCTAACTCCGACTCTGTATTAGAACAACAGCGTCTGCTTAAAGAAGCTCAGGACGAAGCATTAAAGGCTTTGAATGACGATATCATGAGGAAGGTATCTACAGACTGGGCGGACTTAATCAAGCGTATTCGTGATACAGATGAGGCTGGTCGAAAAGCAGCCGAGGAGTCTTTACGTGTGATGTCTGCTCGTTTAAGGTCTGAGGTATCTAAGCAGTTTGGTGAGTATGCGTATATTCGTGAGTTCATCACAACTCAAGTAGTTGAGAGTGAGGAAGGTCTCTCTATCGGTAAGCAGGATAATAGTGAGCGGCTGGTGTTTACACCTAACCGTATTTCATTTATGTCCGCCGGTAAAGAGATTGCCTCAATCGCTCAAGGACGGCTCAACATTGACTCAGGTGCTTTCACTTTAAGTCTTCAAATTGGTCGCTTCATTACGTTCCAGGATCCATCTGATCCTACACGGAATATTACTAAATATATAGAAGGGTAGGATAATATAGATGGCAACTTGGACTTCGGGGGTAAATAATGGTTACTCCCTTAGAATGAACGCGTATGAGATCGGTGTCAATCAAGCCGCCAACTCGTCTACCGTTCGTATAGACTTATGGCTCAAAGTAGGAACTCAATCTTTCTATGGCCCTATGTTTGTAGAAGCTCGTTGTGGTGGGCAGAAGCAAAATAAGACCGTTCAAATTAGTGTGCCAGGGTTTAACTCAGAAGTATATCTTGGGACTTGGGATTTCAACTATCCGCACGGATCAGACGGTAAGCAAATAGCAAACGTTGATGCCTTTGTTAATGCCTACAGTACAACCTTTGCTTTTACTGGCGAGCTAGTTGTTGGTAACCGTCAGTTTGCTTTAACGGATATCCCTCGTGCTTCAGACCCTATGGGAGACTATCAAGGTGTTCTCGGACAGCCGATTACTTTCACCGCAAGACGCAAATCAGACCAGATGTATAACACTGTATGGTTGCGCTTCGGTGACGTCGATACAAAGATAATCGACCCTATGAGAGACACTGCGACATGGACGCCTCCATTGGATCTGGCATCTAAGTTCCCTCAATCTAACGAGGGCGTTGGGACTCTTACGCTAATCACATATCGTAATGGGACGACCATCGAAACAGGTCGGTCTGCTTCACAAATCAGACTGCGAATACCGGATACTGAGAAGCCTGTTATCAAAGGTATTAATACGGAAGAACAACACACTAAGTGTAAAGAACTTCTTAAGAACTTGAAATATGTTCGTATTTTATCTGAGATACAGGTGACACTGGGCGACTTTGAAACTAAGTATGGTGCGACTATACCCGATGATGGTATGACGGTTCGACTTATGCAGGATGCTAAGGTTCTTAGAGAAGTCGTTGGTAAAAACGTTATTCTCAACAACATCAATACAAGCGGTAAACATATTCTAAACGTCACAATCCGAGACTCTCGTGGTTTGACATCGGCAGCCTTTGAGAAGGTTATTCAAATAGACAACTACTCTCCTCCCGTTTGTAGTGCTCGTGTTGACCGCCGTAACGATGATGAGAAGAAACTAAGACTCTACCTCAACGGACGAACTTTTGCATTATTTGATGACCAGAACCGGAATGTCAATGCCGGAAAGCGCAATGTTACCATAAAGAATACCACGACCAATACTGTTGTCGACGATACCTCAGGCAACCTTGTAAGCATATTTGGTATAAATGATAACGATAGAGTAGTCGACTTAACGGCCGATTATTCTACCGGTAACTCATTTTCTGTTTATATCGCTTATGAAGACGCTTTTGGTAATAAGGCTGACCAGAGTCTAGTCGTTGGTACTATCAAGGTACATCGAACTGATGATCCATTTGGTGTCGGTATAAACAAGGTTCGGGAGCGTGGCGCTTTAGATATTGCGGGCGATGTATTTGTGAATAACAAGAAGTTGTCTACGCATGCGTTAACTGGTGATGATGGATTTGGGACTTGGCTTCCAGATAATCACGATATCAACAATGTATATCTTGCTGGTTTCTACCGTGCTCGTAATGCTAAAAACGTTCCGCCTGGTATAGACTCTCTTATTTACTTAAGGGTTATGGGTAACAACTCGAACTATATCGTCCAGGAGCTCTTCACCTTTGGTGGTGCTTATCTAGGTTATCGTCAGAAGATTGGGGTAAATAAATGGACTCCATGGTTTAGTATTGATAATGACAATACACCAATATATACTCTAACTGATGTTCCGATTGGTTGGAATATTAAGGCTACTTTCCAGAAGCGTGGTCGTATTGTTACTGTTGATGTCAACGCCATTGCTAACCCTAACGTAAATGTGGAGAACGCGAAGCTTGGAGAACGTATACCAAATGGCTTTAAACCTATGGTCAACACTCAAGTTGTACTCTATCGTAACGCGGGTTCTACTATAATCACACCGGCCCTATGGTCATTTAACGCTGATGGGACTATCGCACATACGGAGTCTACCTCTGGTGGCAACCGTGTGTATCGTGGTCATACTAGCTGGATTGCAGAGTCTACACAACCTGCAACTGGCGGAGCTAATGCTCAAATAAGGAGATAGAATGAAATTAGAATTTCAATCCAAATCACTCACATATAGTGCTGACAATAAACCCTTAGCAACTCGTGTTGTATTAGGGAATGCTGAAGGTGCTTTCCATCCAATTAACTTGCCACCAACATCAATCGACAAGTCTAATGATGAATTGTTTGATGACGCGCTGGCTATCTTATTCTCTGAGAACTTTACAGACCGTAAAATCAAAGAGACTGATGAGAAGGTCGACCGCTTACAAGCTCTTATTGACGTGTTTACTATTTACGCTGTCACTAAGGACTACACCGGTGACGACCCAATCGATCCTGTATTGTATGGCGCATTGCTCAAGCTTGTACCAGACGCTGTTGTAGGTAAGACTTATAAAGCTAACGATGTCGTTGCTATTGAAGACCCTACCATCAACAACTCCTTTGGTACAGGCAACCGTGTATTGGTTCAGTTTATTCGTGAACACACATATGCAGCCGCTGATACAATCCAAACATTCTATAAGAATGGTTCTAATGAACGGAACGGCGTTGGGGTAGCATGGCCTTGGCCTAACCCTCGCGCTAATCACTAAAAATTCAAAATAAAGAAAAAAGAGGTATATAACTTATGAAACTTAATCTTAAACTTCGTCTTCAAAACCGCGCTACTCTTATTGCCCTTATCTCAGCCGTATTCTTGATGCTCCAACAATTCGGACTTACAATCCCAACTAACATCAAAGACGGCGTAAACACTTTTGTACTTATCTTGGTTATTCTTGGTGTTGTAACTGACCCTACTACTAAAGGTATCGGTGACTCACCTCAAGCTTTGGGTTACGACACACCAAAGGAAAAAGAATAAACCATACACTTAGGAAGCGTACATAGATAATGCAGAGATTATTGATGGATGAGAAGGTCTTAACCGGCCTTTCTCTTTTTATTATTGCCCTTATCAGTCTACTAACTAGGAGTGTTAATATGTATATTGAGAAGGTCAAAAAGGAAAAGGAAGAAGATGTCGCACGTCAGCAACGTTATGCTAATGAGCAAAATGATAAGTTGAATTCGATTAAGCGATCTATGTTACGTTCGGAATATCTCGCTATATACAATTCTACGGAATTTACTTATAACGAAAAATATATTATGACCCGACATATTATCGCTGATTATCAGAAGCTTCGAGGCAACACCTATATTAAGGAACTCGATGCGAAACTTGCTTCAAAAGTTATAATGTCTGACCGAGAAGGAATTCTATACAACGGAGACTATAATGGCGACCAAAGCTGAAGTAATTAACTGGGCTAGAAGTATTGCCGATAGAGGAATTGGGGTTGATGCAGACGGTGCCTTTGGTGCTCAATGCGTTGACTTACCTAATATGATTGCCCAGAAATTCTTTGGGCGGTCGATGCGTGGTAATGGTATAGATATGCTTAACGCTGGTAGAGGGAATGGTTGGCTCACAACTGGTGCTACTGCCCCTCGTGCTGGTGCTATATTCTGTATGAGAGTATCCTATCATGGTTATGGGCATACAGGACTTGTTATATCCAATCCGGATGGCGCAGGACGATTCCAAACTATTGAGCAGAACGTAGATGGTGGACTAGGTGGCGGGCCTGCACGTTATCGTACACGAACACTAGGTGGTGGCGCTGAGACTATTATCGGTTTCACATATCCTCCTTATTCTGATGGTATCGATGGCGATGTTGGTGCCGGTGGCCCAGCTCCTGAAGCCCCTCAACCGAACGGAGAGACAATGGACTTTACATTTAATATTAAAGGTGACCCGAATTGGGATTCAGGTACCGTGTATTATTACAATGGTGCTGTAAATGAGGTTCAACCAATTCATAACACCGAAGAATTGAAATATCTAAGGTCTATCTACAAGGATACTACGGGCAGAGACCTGAAAGACTATCAGTGGAATAATGTAGTCCCTGTTTATATCCGTATCTTTGGAGCACTTAGACCAACAACATCTGATAACAACCTCAAGGCTACTCTTGACAAGATTATCAAGCAACTGGAGAATGCTATTTAATGGCTATCCATTTTACATTTAGGATTGAGGGCGGTGACCCTAAACTTGATTATTTACAAGGCTGGCATAAGGACAAGATTTATTACTATAATGGCGATGAAAATGAAGTCGCTTATATTGGTCACCCCGAAGATCTTAAATACCTGAAACAAATCTTTAAAGAAACCCACGGAAGAGACCTTAAGCATTATGATTGGAATGTAGCGGTGCCTGTATTCATTCGGATATTTGGTGTACTACAACCATGGACTGGGGCGGGCGGTATGCGCCAAGCTCTGGAGACGCTTAAGAAGAAGATTAAAGAGTATGAGGATATTTACTGGGAGCCCAAGTTCGTGGTTCCTCGTATGTCTATACATATTCGCCGTGAACCGACTCGAGTAGCTGAGTCCATAGGTATCTGCGAGATTGACAAGAAATACGAAGTACTCGACCTAACCACAAGGTGTGATTGGCACTGGGCCAAAGTCCGACACAATGATATTGAGGGCTGGATGGCTTTAGGCGATATTACAGGTGAGTGGTATGTCGAAAAACTTCGTGAATGATATTAAGGGCGTTGTGTGAGTGAAATCTACAACGCTCATTTTTTTTTTCAAATATTTACATGCTGCTATATAGAATATATAAAAGAGGTAATTAAAAATGAAAAAGATTATTATGATTGTTATTGCTGTATTGGCTGTATTTGTACTTACTGGATGCAAAGACGATAGTTTACATTCTAAATACCCAGGTTTGAAACCAGGACAAAAAGTTGTCATTGATGTCAAACATGATGGTGAATGGGATTATGAGCATACCGTTACTGTAGACGAGGACGGAACATATGCAGAATCATATACTGCGGTAGAACCAAAATAAACTGGAGATTTACAGATCTCCTCTTTTTATTTTTTTTACAATCCTCTATATAGAAAGAGAGGTAAATAACTATGGAAATTATTAAAACAACAGATAATATTATAAAGTATTATTTTGATTATTATTCTGATAAAGGTGAATTTCATAAGATTGTATATGCTATACTTTTTAAAAATGAATGTCTTGAATTATTCAGGTATGTAAAGAAGGGCGCATTTATACATGATATGGATTTAGAACGAGAGTTCGAGGTTCAATTATGTCAATTAACCCTTGCTATAGATAACTGGAGAAAAGCAGACGGATTATTTAAGAGATATAAAGAAAAGCAATTTATCAGAGATATTGACTTTTTAATGAATAGACTTTTTCAAAAGTATTTTAGATTATTATACTGTATTTATAAATAAGGGTTATTACAACCCTTTCTTTTTTCTTTTAAATTTTTTACACGTATCTATATAGAATACTAATGAAAATAAATGGAGGAACAAATATGCAATATGTTATTGGAACATTAATCGTATTGTGGATCTTGAGTTACGGATTCACTAGTATCTTGAAGGGGATCGGTGGATTTCTATTAAGACTATTTGGTCGATAATAGAGATTTCACCAATCTCTTTTTTTTCAACTTTTTACATCTCTCTATATAGAATAAAGAAGGAGGCATTTAACATGCAAAACAAATTACTTACACTTAAAATGGAAGACCGTAATCGGGTTAAGGATAATCTTGACTTAATCATGGATCATGTACACGATTTAATTGCAGAAAGGTATCTTAATCGATTCAACGAAATCGAAATCACAAATAGTGATATTGTGGATTTTGGAATCGAAGGAATTGATTTAGCTGCACTATGCAACAATATCGATCTTGTATATGGAAAACTGGTTGAAGCAGGTTACAACGTAACTCTATACAGTGACCATGAAAGTGAATATATTCAAGTGAGCGTTTAAATACGCTCTTTCTTTTTTTTTTGATAAAGTATTTACAACTGTCTATATAGAAAGAGAGGTAAATAATATGAACAAGAAGAATGAAGACAAGGATATGACTTGGTGGCAATTCTTATTGGGTCTATGGATTTTAGACCTATTTTTCTAAACAGAGATCTGCAAAGGTCTCTTATTTTTTCAAAGGAGTATAAAAATGGAACAAGTAATTATACCTACAGCTAAGACTATGGCGACAAAAAGCGAACCTATTGTTAATAAGAATTTACAGCCGGCACTAGACTACATTGCTGAGATGCTTGAAAATATTGACGATAGACAGTTGGCCGACAGAAGGGTAACTGTTACCGGAAAGTCATTATATAACATATACGACCGTCGAGGACTTTCTTTAAAAGTGTCGCAGTTAATTAAATATCTCGAAGATACGCTTGGTTATAAGACGGAAATATCATATAGAGACTTTAATGTGGTATATGCTATAACCCTAAAATGGTAAAAGAAAGGATTATTTATGTCGACAAGATGGAAAGAATTAACGACGGTTATTGTCTCGGCTCTTATCTTTGTGACAATCTGTATTGCTCTAATCGAGATAAACACAAACACAAAGATAAATGAACTAGAAGAAAAGCATCAGAAAGAGGTTAAGACTCTAACTGAGGAACGCGATATGTATAAGAAGCGATGGGAGTTTCGAGATGATGTCGCCACTTATTACTATGATGAATATCTCGATTTGAAGGAAAAATACGAAAATCTCAAACTCGCTTTAGGAAAAACGGAGGACGAAGGAAATGACAAAACTCAAAACAGCAGCGGAAATTAGACAGATGAGAAAGATTAAATATTTACAACCCTCCTAATAGAAAGAGAGGAACTATATTATGAGAAAATTCTTACGTTTTGTTGGTTTCAGAGCCCTTGCTTTGTACGCTGTTATGGAGGAAGCTTATATCGATAAGCTTGTGAAAAACGGATATCTAGAGCAGGATGCTAAGAAGCATAACGAGCGACTAGAAGTCACACGATATGTTTTGACTAAGCTTAAGAAAGAGTATTAATACAATACTCTTTTAATTTTTTACAACTGTCTATATAGAAAGGAAGGAAACGTTATGAAACTTTTTAAGAAAAAACACGTTGCTAAAATTGAAGAAACTATCGAGGCTAAACTTGATGAACTGAATACCCAACTGGCTGAAGTACCAACGGGTAGTGAGGAAGAAGTCAAAATCTTGGACGATATTGATTTTCTTACCAAAACATTGACGGATATTAAAGTCCGCCATATGCAAGGTAAAGAAAAGAAACTCGAACCACAGGTTAAGGCTGCTTTAATCACTACTATTGGTGGTGCTATCGCTAGTATCGCAGGTATCCTAATTATCAGGGATTATGAAGCCGAAGACGGCTTGTTCACGTCTAGTGCAAAGAATTTTATTAAGAAGTTGTACTAATGTACACTTCTTTCTTTTTTTTTTGGGTATAATATAAAAGGAGTAATATTTATGCAGTACGCTAATAAGACAGCGCATCCGACGATTTATAGCCTAATGGAATCCGATATTGGTTTTAGAAAGTTATTCTATTCATATGTCTTCGGGATTATGGCAGACAACCATCTCGAATATAATGATTATGACTTTGAAATGTTTAAGATTATATTCATTTCAACCATGGGCATTATCCAAAACTATTACACAGCCGACCTTATCGATAAGTATGAGGAAGATATTCGAGGTATATACTTCGCCTATTTCAAGGTTCGAACAATAACCAATGTTGGACAGGATGGTATTGATAAGATTACGACTCGTATTCGTACTAAGATTACGGACTTTGATTTATCGCCAACTGATGCAGACTTTGAGAATTGTATCGAAATGGTAAAAACGGATATGCCCCGGGTCAATAACCACGACACATGGGATGTTATTGTATACAAAATGGAATATTTCCGTGATTGCTACTACAATATTATTCGTATATTACATCAAGCTAAAGGAGGGAATTGATGTCAGAAAGTACAGCACGTATCGCCCAAACCAAGAACCGTGAGTTGCGTCTTAAAAAGATGAACGACTTATCTTTTATCCATTTCATCACAACGGAAGCTGTTGTCTTGCTATATTTAACACAATATATGATGGAGACGGCTGAAGAATGGGTTGACTGGTGTACTGAGGAGTATGATGGTAATTGGTATTGTGGTCATAACTTTGCCCAACTAGGCGCAGACCATAAATCTTATATTGAAGAATCAATCAAAAATGCAAACAAAATTCTAGATGAATTCATTATCGAAGGAGGGCATGAACATGAAATTTAACCTTAAAATCAAAAACCAAAATAAACTATTGTTGATTATCGCTGCTATTGCTACTATCGGCGCTATTGCTTGTGGCGTCTGGTATTTTATCCCTCACCCACCGCATGCGGACATTGTAACCTTGGAAGACGCTAAAGACTTCAAGAAGACAGAAGATTGGTATAAGGTTACACGCTGGGAAGTTGTATCTGTTGATATGTCAGCTTATGATAAAAGTAAAGACGAATATGGATACTTCGGCAAGGTAACCCTCAAAGGAGCAGGAGACCCTGTATATGCCGCCCTTACCAAGAAAGACGGTGGCGAAGACTATTCTATCGAAGAAGGTGACGTAGTTTACGCAAAGACTTCCAGCCTCGAAAAGAATTTCCTATTCGGCAACATGGTTACCGGTGATATCTTATATATTGAAAAAGGAGGAGCAAAGAAATGAGTAACGAAATCGTATTATTCCCTAACAATGTAATTCTGGTCAACGCTTTATACCGCACAAGTATCTGCTACAATAGACAAGACGATACCGGTATTGCGCTTAATCTCAAGCCTATCAGCACTAACGACCATATCGAAGATGACTTGGATATCATGGAGGATATTGCAGAATATCTATTCCAACTATATTTGAAAGATCCTAAGATCGCCGCTAAAATCAAGCGACCACGTTATTACTATAACGACATGTATAAACGCTGGATTATTACATTCGAGTTTAAATAAAAATTTTTACATACCACTATATAGAAACAATAATAAATTTAAGGAGGACATTAATATGTCAAAAGTTTCAAACATTAAAGAAATCGAAGCAAATGTTGAGGATGTAAACACTGAAGGTGTTGCTGGAGCAGTATTTGATAATCTATCTGAAGAAGATAAAGCTAAACTTCTAGCTATGGTTTCTGAAGATCAACCAAAAGTTGAAGAGCAATCTAAACTCAAGAAATTGGGTAATACGATTGCGAAGAACAAATGGAAGATCCTCGGAGCCGCAGCCGGAGTTGCTGGCGCTATCTTCCTCGGAAAGAAAATCTATAATGCCGGCATGCCTGCAGAGTTTGATGCTCATACAGATGTGATCGATGGCTACTATGAAGAAACTTCAGAGCAATATGAAGCTCCTGAAGAAACTGTTGTTGAAGAAAGCGAAGAAGTCGTAGAGTAATCTACACTTCTTTCTTTTTTTTTTGAAGGAGAACTTGATGAAGAAAACATATTTGGATAAATATTTCTACGATATTGTAAACCTAGACGACCAC